CTATTACTTAGATGTTGCAGAAGACAGTGCCTTTACTTCAATGGTAGTAGGATATGATAACTTAAATGTAGGATTTGTAAATGAGTATGGCGTTAGCGGGCTTGACGATGCCATCACTTACTACTACCGACTAAGGGCTTACAATGACTATGGAACAAGTACTGATTCAAATACTATCACTCTGACCACAACAGTAGAGTTAGTTGTTGATGCAGACGGCAATGTCTATACCTATGTTACCATCGGCACACAGCAGTGGATGGTAGAGAACTTTAGAAGCACTAAGTATGCTGATGGGACTGCAATACCACAAATCTCTAACTATAATGATTGGTTCTTACCGTCAAAGGATGAACTTAATGAGATGTATATTGCATTACACTTATTCGGAGTGGGTAATTTTGATAATACACGACCATACCATAGTTCAAGCGAGTTTGCAGCAAATGGAGAATGGGCACAATCATTTTCAGATGGGTCACAGTTTGGAAGCGCAAAAGAATTAACCGAATCAAATACTCGTGCTTGTCGTTTTTTTACGTCATTAATACCATACTCTTTAAGAGATATGGGGCAGGCGGGAGGATTAATATTTTGGAAATCTGGGAATGATTACTTAGAGGCAGCACCCGTAGATCAATCGGTATCACAAGCATGGAGTAACATAATTGATCAAGCAGTAGGCACAACAGGAACAGCAATAGGTACAGGACAAGCAAATACAACTGCAATAATAGGACAGGTAGGACACACAGATAGTGCAGCAAAAACATGTAATGACCTTACAAGCGATATGCTTTGGGCAGCAGACACCACAGGCGCATACTGCTACTACGACAACGACATAGCAAACAAAGCCGACTATGGTGCTTTATATAATTGGTATGCAGTAGATAATGCTCATGGACTTGCACCTGCGGGATGGAGAGTGCCGAGTCAGACAGATATTGCTACACTTATAGCTTATGCAGGGGGTATTACAGTTGCCGGAGGTGCTTTGAAGGAAGTGGGAATAGGACATTGGAATAGCCCTAATGTTGGAGCCCTTGATAGTTATGGTTTTGCATTAAGAGGAGAAGGAAATAGACAAGGTGGCTCTGGGATATTTTCAAATCTAAAAGCAGCAAGCGGTATGTGGACGACAACTTTAAATGTATTAAGTGCCTATTATTTATATGTTTCAAGTGCTGTTATTAGTGTCACATATGCAAACAGTCTGACTAAGACGTTTGGACAGCCAGTACGCATGATGAGAGACATTTAAGACTATGGCTAGAGAAATTATTATCATGAGTAATTCAGACGGATCAAAATACTTAACAGTAGGTTTGGATGCCGATTCTTTGTCTTCATTCAAGTGGCAATTATACATACATAAGACAGGGGCGAGAACAATAGACTGGTGCCAATCCATGTCGCTCTCGTACGTGACATTTTGTGGAGGCGACTTGTGGGTACACAACTCAGACACAGCACCAAGGGCTAACCTTTTCGGAGAGCAGAAGGATGTTAAAGTAGGAGTTGTAGTCAATGAGCAGGCAAACACGCTAAAGATATTTGATACAGTAGGGGTACATTCGGATGGATGCTGGGAGATAGAGACTGTTATCGTACCACCTAGTCTAAATCACCCTCAAGGGATGAACAGCAAAGTCCCTAAAGAAAGATTTAAGAAAAGAAATGGAGTATATAGAGCAGAGTTCTTACGCAACTTAAAGAGTACAAGTGACAGTGATAGTATCAAAGATGCAATAAGTGGAGAAGAACTAAAGGGACATTTTGCGTATCTAGTGCTCAAGAACGTAAATAACCCTAGCGGGGAGCAGATTAAGCTCTTCAAACTTGACGTTAACGCAACGATTTTAAGGGGTCAGTGAAATTTAGTAACTTTGTGAAATAAAATAGAACAATATGTTTCCTTGTACAAAATGCGGTTGTTGTTGTAAGAGAGTTGGGGCGGCAGTGGCAGCAAGTGGCATATCGTTTCCTTATAAATTTAAGGAAGATGGGGCTTGTGAGATGCTTGTTGACAATAAGTGCCTTGTGTACGACAAGAGACCCGCTATCTGTAATGTTGATAAAATTATAAGGTCTAACAAGTTTAATAAAAAGTTTTATTACAAAGAGACCGCAAGGGAGTGTAACAAAATGATGGATGAAGATGGGATCGCAAAGGAATTTAGAATTAAATATTAAAATGATATGCCTCCATTAGTATTAGCCGCTTTAATAGGAGCAGGAACGGCTGCTGCAACTAACATCTCTAAGGGCATTATGGGTGCAGCCCAGGCAAGTAAGGGGAGAAAAGCCTCTAATAAACTAATGGCTAACCAACCTACCTACAAGCGTCCTGAAGAGTATCAGCAGGAACTTGCTATGAGAAAGCAGATGGCAGCCCAAGGGTCAATGCCTGGTCAAGGTTACATAGAACAAAACATAGGTGGTGCTACATCACAAGCTCTTTCTGCTGCCGAGAAAGGTGCTATAAGCTCAAACACCTATCAAAAATCAGTAGGAGATATTTTAAGCAAACAGCTTTCTGCTTTTCAGGATTTAGGATTACAGTCAGCACAGTGGCAACAGTCACAGAAGGAAAACCTGATGGGGACGATGCAAAGGGGTGCAGGTTATAGCGATCAGGAATGGCAGACTAACAAACTTCAGCCGTGGGAGATAGGAATGAACCAAGCCGAGAGTCAGAGGCAGATGGGTGCACAGGGAATGTTTGGTGCATTAGAGGGATTCTCCGGTAATGTGATGGACTATGCGGGGACTTCGTATATGAATAAGATTCTTGGTTCACAGATGAACATGGGTAATAGTGGCGCACAGACAGGACAGGTAAAGAATCCATTTCAGATGAGTAGCGTATATGGCTATGACCCACAAAAGAATCTTCTGAACACGTTAACCTCAATGCGTAAGTAATGATTCAAAGAAGTTATACAGGTCGCAATGCAGGTGTAGAGATACCAAACTCTGACAGAATAGCACGTTCTCAGGAGAGGATGGATGATTTGCTCATGAAGGCAAACGAGTATCGCCTCCAAAGTTTTAAAGAGAATCAGAACCGTTTCCTTAAAATGGGAGACATTGATCTTGATACCTACATATCAAGTGCTAATGCTACCGCACAAGGTAAGCTTGTAGACGACTATAATAATAAAGCACAGTCAATACTTAAATCAAGAGGTAGCTTTGAGAACTTTCAGACACAGGATTGGGTAGAACTTCAGAAGGGACGTAAGATGCTTGAGTCGGCACAGGCAAAGATGAACGCAGACTACGAGAGGTTTAAGCTAGACGAGCAGGTGATAAAGAGAGATAACGGAAGAACTCTTGATTTAGATGAGTGGGCTGCCATTAAAGAAAAGTATCTCAAAGAGGGTGTGTACACAGAAGACCCGTTGCCCGTCAAAGAAGTACCATTTGAAAATCTACTTAATGATTATAGTAAGAACTTTACGGGGGAACAGGAAGTTGAACTTGACACAAGTGGCGTTGTTAATGGAATAAGACAGAAGCGTAAGGCCTGGGCTAATATGACACAGGGGCAAGCCGACAATGGTATAAAAGAACTCATACTCTACTCAGAGGGTGGAAGAAAGAATGTGATGAGACGCTTTGCTGAACAGCCAATACAGGAACAGTTAAAGTGGCTTGATGCCGATAAGAGCGGGACTATTGATAAGAATGAAAGAGGTGATGAGAACGCTATTATCGCATGGGCACAGCAGTACGAACCTTTCAAGAAGACAATCATAAGGGAGAAGTCAACGGGGTATTCTAATATCACACAGCCTAAGACGGAAGGGGCAAATAAACCCAATTATAACGTAAAGGCGTTAACGCCAGAAACGGTTTATGGTAAGCACTCCTTTTCTGATATGATGAACGTAGGGGCTGTTCCACAACCAGTAACCGAGGCACAGACAATACCTTTGGTTTATGACTATTCAAGTGGAAAGCCAGTCTTAAAAGAAGTAAACCAAAATGCTCAGTTTACAGTAACAGGATATAGCCCAAGTGAGGATGTTATTCTAGTTAAAATATCAAATGACAGCGATGCCTTTAGCGCAGGGGATATAATTGCACTACCGGCAGAAGGATATAGTGAGCTTTTGAAGGCAAAACCGTTGTTTATAGACAGATCAAGTTTTAAGAGAGAGACCGCACCAAAGACCACTAAAGGCAAACTCTACTAATGGAAGAGAAGTTATTAACACTACATAGCAACCTAGTAAAAGAGGGATACGAACTACCTGATTACGGTACATTCAAGACTGATATGTCCGACCCGCTAAAGTCTAAGAAATTACATGATAGTCTAGTAGGAGAAGGATACGAGTTACCCGACTATGATACTTTCATTGGGGACATGGGACTCGTAAAAAAAAAATCCTTTTCTGTCTTGGATTCTCTCACTCCTACGTCTGGCAAAGAGGAATTACCGTTCTTAGACGCATCGGGAAAGCCTTTAACGGCACAACCACAATCACCATCGGCTGAGAAGCCAAGAGAGACAGGCGTACTTGGTGATCTATTCCGTACTTTAAAATCTAATTCATTAAAAACAGCAGGTGCAGTATTAGCTACACCTCAGATGGTTAATAGAACTCTAGCGGGGTCTATCATGCGTCCTCTTATTAAAAGCATGGGTGGAAACGACAGAGATGCCGAACTAGCCCTAAATAATATTTCATCTACCTATCCCGCAGGCGCATCAATGCTTCAGTTATCCGAGGCACAAGCACCACTAAATAAAAGAGCGCAAAAGATAGAAGAAGAAATGCACCAAATTGAAGGCAATATTTGGGAGAATCTAACTAAGGGAGAAGACGGAAAGAAAAATATAGGTGCAGCACTTGAACAGTTTGGGCGGGGTACGGTTGCATCAGTCCCATTACTTGCTCTTACGGCAGCTACGGCAGGAGGTGGGGCAGCAGCAACACTCGGAACTATAGGCGCAGTATCGGCATCACAGCAATACGCAGAGAATGAGAATATGCCTACCGAGAGAAGTAAGATTCTTAACGCATGGATGTACGGAGGCTTTGAAGCACTTGGAGAGCTCGCATCGGCTTATATATTTAGAGGAATCGGTACTGCCTTTCAAAAAGGGCTAATAAAAGAAATAACTCCGTCAGGGGCAAAGGATATTGCAAAGGGTATTGCTACATCAGTAGGTCTTGAATCAAGTTCAGAGGGTATTACTCAGATAGGTCAGAACATAACAGATATAGTAACCGGAAAGAACCCTAATGCAGGAGTATTCGATAATGTGTTTGATGCCATGCTCATTGGAGGATTAGGCTTTGGTCTCGTTGGTGGTGCAGCGAATCCACTTGCATCTCTTATGGGTAAGACGCTTGCATCCGACAAGGAAGTTAAACAGGTGCAAGATAATCTTAATCAGCAGAAGGTTCTCATAGATCAACTAGACCAAACAGACAGTGACCCCGTAAAGAACGCACTAAAGAGAAGTATAAAAGACTTACGAGTACAGGCTGATGAGGTAATGGATGCTAACTATGAACTTGCAACTAAATTGTCTCCTGAGAAGCAAGCACAGGTAGCAGAACTCTACTCGGTTTGGAATGAACTACAAGCCAAAATTGACAATAAAGAAGTCACAGAGCAAGAAGTTCCTGCTTTAGAAAATACCATTAAGGGTATTAAAGACCAAATACAAGGCATCAAGGATGAGCAGATAGCTATAGAGGAAGAAAAGGTCAAAGAAGCCGAAGGGAATGAACCAAAAGAGGAAGCACCAAAGGTTGAACCTACTAAAGAAGAACAGTTAAAAGCTATAGAAGACCTAAAGGCAGCAGAAAAGACAGATGAACCGGCAGGGACTATAACCCCACTAGAGACTAAAGACGGAAGAGATTGGTTCAATGTAGTCAAGGATGATGGTCAGAGACAGACCTTTGGTGTGCCCGAAGGGAGTCCGCAAGAGGTAGTTGATGCCAAAAGTAAAGAGTATCTTAAGCCCCCTAAAGTACCCTATGTTGAAATTAATTCAGAAAATATTAGCGAAATTGAAAATAATACCATATCTTCGCTTCGTGAACAAGGTGCAACAGAAGAAGAAATAGCCGATAGGCAAAAGAATATAGACTTAATAAAACAGTCAGTAAATGAAAGAGCAAGCAGACAAAGCAATCCCGACGCAGTGGGAGAGTATGGAACAGATGCTTCAGGCGGAATTAGCGAAATTAGACCCGAAGAAATTGAAGGAAATGATGGACAGGTGGGACGGGTCTATGAGCAAAGAAGAACTGGAAACAGAACCCCAGTAGTAACTCCTGAAGAACAGGTAGCGAATCAGACTGCCCCTAATGGAGAGAAGTCTAATTTATCTCCTGAAAACCATGCCTTTGTACGCACACCTGAGTTCAAGGCTAAGTTCGGTGATTGGCAGTCGGGAGAGGGCAGTTTAGTCTTAGATAGAAATGGAGAACCTTTATTGGTTTATTCGGGCAAGGGTCAATATCACGTAGAAGGATTAGACCCCTCAGTCACAGAAACAAAAACACTACACTTTACCGGAAGTAAAAAACTTGCCATGTTATACGCATGGATAAGGGGTAAGCAGCCTGTTGTTTATAGAGGTTTTATTTCCGTTAATGAAAAAAATTTAGCAGAGGGTAATAATGAGATCAATGTCCTCCATGACAATCAACAGGAATTTAAGATTACGAATAAGAGTCAGTTTATTCCAGTTGGTATAGAAGAAGTACCAAAGATAAAGAAACCAAAAGCAAAAATAGGAGGTGAACAAAATGCCGAAGGAATTGGAACGCAAGTTGGACAAGGAACTACAACAGCACCCGAATTGGTCGAAGGAACGCAAAATGGCGTACAAGTGGGGGACGTTGCGCAAAACGGGGTGGAAACCGTCACGGGAGAAGGAATAACATTACCGACTGATACAGCCACTCAAGTCCCAAGCGAGGGTAATGTACCACCGCCACCCGAAAGTGGTCAAATTGACGTTACAGAGAGTGAAAAACAGGGACAAAAGCCCCTCGGTGCACAAGAGCGTTCCTTAAGTCAGATAGAGACCGAACAACAGCAGATACTTTCTGATATTATAAATGAGAATAAAGGCTTTTATGACACCCTTCATGGAGAGCAAGCAGTTAAGAACGCTAATAAGTTTATTGAAGAAAGGGGAGTTGATGCTGCCACGAGGCAATTAGAACAACCTACCAAGGTAATGGATATTGATAATTATCCTACATATCAGGTAGCAAGAATGGTTCTCATAGATCACTATACAAGGATTCTTGGAGACCCGAAAGCCACCAAAGAACAAAAGGATAATGCTTACATAGCTACCAATAAGTTACAAGAACGAATATCCATTGAAGCTAACAAGACAGGACAGGGTAACGCTCACTTAAATCTTTGGAAGGTCATGCAACCCGCAGGACTGTTAGAGTTCGCCAAGCGTCATATAGCAGAGTTTAACCGAGTTAAGTTAAATCGTAAGATAGGAGATAAGAGCATTGGGCAGTTACTCGACTTGGTTTATAAGCAACTCTCTGATGCGAGCAAGGAAGTTATTGACGATATACTTGCCGGTAAAGAGATAGAGGCTCAGATGCCCGTTGATAAGCCTAATGTCAAGAGAGAACCCGCAAAGAAAAAGACTGTACCTAAAGAACAAGTCAAGGCAGAAAAGGATTATCGGAAGAAATTGCTTGATGATTACCGTAAGTCACAGGGGAAGGTTACTTTACAGGCAGGCATCCCGCTAACGGCTGAACAGATAGAACTAGGAGGTAATCTTATTGCTAGTTATGTAAGAGAAGGGTACTACAGAGCAGTAGATGTAATCAATAAGCTGATAGATGACTTAAAGGCTATTGGTATTACCGTTACAGAAGACGACATAGACCCTATACTGAGTACTAAGAAAGAAGGTAATCAGACTTTCCGTTCATGGATGAGAGAACAGGAAGCCTCTGTCGGTCTAACTGAGGAGATGAAGTCTCTCAAACTACGCATCAGTGATATAGTTAAGATGCACTGGTCGCAAAGGGATGAACTTGGACGTACTCTTGCTCAGAAGTTAGTAGACGATGCGGGGTTAAGCGAAGCAGAGGCTAAGAAACTAGAGACTGCAATACTTACCGAGTACAACAAGAGGATACAAGACCGACTAAAGTCCTTTAAAGACCTTGCTAACCTACTAGGTAAAGAGAAAGTACCTACCGATAAGAAGAAGAAGACAAGACTTGATAGGCTTATTGAACTTGTAAACCTTGGTGCGCTTGAAGAAGATGTCTATCGTGGGCTATTTGCTGATAAGTTTGGACTTGCACCGGAGATAACATCAGAGCAGGGACGTATCATTATGCAGAAAGCTAGTGTCGTTCAGCAGATGACAGATAAGGGGTGGTTCTACAGGGAAGCCGTCAAAGACCTAACTAAGTATCTCTACGAACTAAACCCAACAAGTAAGTTCAATGAATGGGCAGAGACATGGATAGCTCTCTCTTACTCTAATATGTTATTCGGATATTTCACTACCATACTTAACCTTTGGAGTTCGGGAAGTAATATTCTACTCAAACCACTGAGGGATGCTACTAACATGTCGAGATGGTTAAGGGCAGTTAAGAGTAACAATCCGAGTGGTGAAGTCTACATGCCTGGTGGAGAGATGTACTACATGCCGATGTTACAAGGTATTGCTCATGGGGCTACTGATGCAGCAGAGATATACGAGAATGGTGACGTAGGGAGTAAGTACATTGAGGAGATAACTAAAAGTAAACAGTTTAGAGTAGGACAACTCGAAAGAGATAAGTTTGGTAAAGGAAAACGGTTCAAGCCACTTAAGGTAGGTGGGATAGACCTTAACATATTCAACCTTAATAAGTACTCAGGACGCAACCTATCTGCACAAGACCGCCTAATGTTCAACACTATCTTCGAGATGGAGGTAGCTAGTATCATAAGACGTAATCTTGCCAATACTCAGAACCTTACAGGACAGGCTCTATCAACCGCAGTAATGGATGAACTACAAGGTACGAAGGTTGACAAAGAAGCATTAAACGCACAGATAGAGGCAGAAGCAGCTAAGTTTAAAGAACTCACAGGTCAGGAGACTACCGATAGGCAGAAGAAGATAAGGATGCGTGAGTTGATGGTTAAACAACTTCCTATCACCGAAGAAGAGAGGCTAGACGCTGAGAGACTTGCACAGGGAAATATCTTTACCGACACAAGAGGTGGTATAGTGGCTACGCTCGCTAATGCTATAGGGATGTTATCTAACTCTAATCCATCCATGGGAGTAATAGTTAAACCCTTCATCCCCTTTACTAAGATAGTAGGAAACGTAACCGAGTATATGCTAGACCATGTACCTTTCTATGGATTCCTTAGAGCTAATGGATATAGTGTATCAGGTATCAAGAAGAAGATGAACCCTGATGCTATGACGGCTCAGATGGGTAAGAAAGGAAGCAATCTCTACTACGAACAGATGGGGAGGGCTTGGTTAGGAACAATGAGCTTTACAGCCCTTGCAATGATGTTCCTCGGTAGTGATGATGAAGATTATGTTCAGATATCCGGTGGTTACAATCAGGAAGGATTTAAGAAGGGCGGCAGAGAGAACGTGATGCCTAAATATACGCTAAGAATTGGAGATGTTGAAATAAGTTATCTTAACATACCTGCACTAGCTATTCCACTTGGTCTTATCGGTAATATCAACGATGCTATTAAGATGAAGATGCCGTCAGAGGAAATCTCTAACAGGCTTGCAGCGACTATGCTCTTGGATGCCGTAGCCAACACAGCTCTGATGACAAAAGATATGTCCTTCGTTCAAGGTACTCAGAACCTACTTACTCTCCTTACTGATGCTATGTCCATGGAAGAGGGTGGATGGAAGAGAGCAGGACAGGAAATGGCTAAGACTTATCTTGGATTTGCACTTAGACCGCTACCGCAGAACTCAGCCTTAGTACAGCAGACATGGAAGTTCTTTGACCCCGTTTCCTACTCACAGAAAGACATTAAGAGTATCTTGGCTTACTCTGCCGGACTTCAGCATTTCGTTAACTATCCGACCATGGATCAGTTAGGTGATGAGGTTAAGACATATCCAGGTGAGGCACTATTACCTTACACCCATTGGTTTAATATCAAGGGTGATGACGCTCGTTGGAGATTCCTTGCCGACAATAACGCAATACCCAACAAAGTACAGAATACCACTACTTATATTGATACAGAGGACGGAGTAGAGAAGCGCACACTGGAGGTTAAGGAACTTCACGACTACACTAAGTTAGCAGGAGGATTATTCTCTGATAAGTTAGAGGCTTACATGGGAGATACCGCTAAAGTATCAAAGAGACAGAAGGACTTAATAAGCTCAGAGAACTATAAAGGTGAGACTGAAGTTAAGACGGGATTACAGGTTGATGTAGAGAAGATGTGGGCTGATGCCCGCAAGAGTGCAAGGACAGCTTTATTTAGATGGTATGACTTCAAAAAGACTAATGCAAAGGACTGGGACTTAATGTTAAGCACTGATGCCGTCAAAGAACCAGAGATGACCGCTATCGAGATTGAGGACGGAGATAAGAAGACTAAACTAGATAAGTCTCAGATGGTGGAATACAATCAACTTACCATGGAACACTACCACGAAAGGATTATGCGTTACATAGACAATAAAGAAAGAGTTAAGGAGGATAAGAAGCGCATAATGGACAATGGTAAGACAAGATTTGACAACAAAACTGATGAGGAGTGGACTAAAGCAAGGGAAAGAGCCGAGAAACAAATGAAACGTCAGTTAAGAGATGAAAAAACGAATAGCGTAAAATAGGTTATCTTTGTGAAATATTTTAAGATACAATTATATGAGCAATTTACATCAGACCGCAGGGTACGCAACACCACTCTTTGTTGACGATACATGGACAGAGGACATCACCACAGATGCCTTTGACCCTATAGTTACCCTGCACGACATAGATCATGTTCATCCTACAGAGATGACAGAACCACATGCAGCAGCTTACTATGCCAAGAATGGTTTTCTTGTAAGACCCAATGCAGATGGAGACCTTTGGGTGGTCACATGGAGACAGCTACAGAACGTGGTAAGGTCTAACGCTACTGTACATGAGAAGCAGACAGCACTTGCCGACATAGAGCCAAGAAGAATCAATGGCAAAGACGGGCAGTGGCTAGAGTGTTCAGTGGTTAAGGTTTTTGGTGGAGATGGGGATAGAACAGGTCATTATGCTAGTGTAGCAACAGAGATACAGATAGGTATAATCCTTTAATACTTCGTTAATATGAGCGAACAGCAGGAAAACTTTATCAAAGAGTTGTCTAAGAAGTATGATGATAAATATACTCGTATGCAGAACTTCTTCATTGCGGTTCTTGTTGTTATCCTAGGGGCGTTTCTTACTATTGGTTCAGTACAGATAGCATCAGGGTCAGCCACAAAGAAACAGACGGAGATAAACACTCAGAACATCAAATTTATCATGGAAAACTCAGCCTCCATTAAGGCCATTGACAGGCTGATAATGACTTTCGAGACACAGACGCAGGTTATGGAACAATATTTGCCGTCAGATGTTCAGGGAGCTATCAAGGAGTTTAATAAAAAGAGTTCCGAACTAAGGGGTAATATAATGGTGCTTAATTCTAATCTTCAAACAAGGAGCGTAGAAATAAATGAAACAGGTAATTAATGAGTATTGGGAAAAGCTGATGAAGGCTTTGCGGAGTAACGCCGTTATTTTCGTGTCCCCGCTAGCGATATTCTTGCTATGGTTACTTATAACTAAGAATATCTTTGCTTTCATTGCTCTTGTCTTTTGGGTCTTAGTCCTAATTGCTAACACCGATGAAGACTAATGAAAGCCCTTATCCAGAATGTGAAGGGTGTAGAACGCTTGACGACTGCAAGCATGCAGATAGGCCAGAAGGTCTATCCTCGGCTATGCCACCGGATAATTGCCCAAAGCCCATACAGATAATGCGCCATAGCCTGCACAAGAGAAAGATTGAACGATATAAGAAAACATCATGAGTTATTCCCCTTTATTTGCAAAATGTCTTTCCGTGGTTCTCAAAAGCGAGGGGGGCTACTCAAATCACCCGTTGGACTCAGGACATGCAACGATGAAAGGGGTTACACAAGCCGTATATGACTCATACCGCCTAAAGAACAACTTACCTACAAATCCCGTTATAGATATTACAGATGAAGAAATAGATGATATCTACTACTCTATGTATTGGAATCCGATGAGAGTTGAACAGATAGATAACGAAGAGTTAGTTCTTCACGTTTTTGATCATGGAGTTAATGCCGGAGCTTTTACCTCGGTTAAGATGTTACAGAGGTTGGTGGGAGAGACGGATGATGGCGTGATAGGACAGAAGACTCTACGTGCAATAAGAGAGTTCAATGGTAACGTAGTGGATGAGTTTATAAAACGCAGAAAGCTGTTTTACGTTACTTTAGTGCAACGGAAACCAGAACTAAGAATTTTTATGAAGGGATGGTTGAATCGCATAGAACACACTAAATTTTAATATATGGAACTTTCATTAGACAACATCAATAAGCCTTCGCATAAGAAGTGGAAACTGATAGCAGACTATTTGCTCTATACGGGGCTTCCGGCTATCAATGCTTTCTTTCTTGCAGTACAACCTGTCAGCACAGAGTTTACAATGTGGGGTATGGGAATATCGAATCTTTTGATTGCATTATTTAAGGGCATGAGTAAATTATCAGTAGAACCACAGTCATGAGTTACACAATACCCAATAAATATTTAATTCTAGCCATAGGGTTGTTGATTCTAGGCATCTTCTTTGGAGGTTGGTACATTGGAGCTACCAAAGATAAAAATGCCTTAAATACGACTATAGAGGCACAGAAAAAAGAAATACAGAGAATGTCAGTTGAGATCAACGATACCGAGTACCAGGTAACAAAGGTTGAACAGGAACTCATGACAGAGAAAGAACTGAGAAAACAAGACATCTTTGAGAAGAAAGAGTTAAAGGCATTAGGTCTTAAACAGGCAAATGAGATATCAAGGCTTAAATTAAGGATAGACACCTTGCTTGAAGATATTACCCATGACGGGCAGATAATAACAATTCTCAATTCGCAAATCACGAACATAGACAATAACATAGACACGATGTCTATGTTGCATCAAAAAGCAATACTACTTCCGTTTACCTTTGAAAAGACCGATAAGTGGTTAAGCCTTAAAGGACGGTTCAATGAAGAAGGCAAACTCGGTATAGACCTGAGTATGGGAATAGAAGTTAATGCCGTTAGTGGGATAGACAAGAACAAGAAACCTATACTGAATCTTTATACAGACAACCCTTATCTCAGAACCATAAGTATAGCGTCCTATAAGACAGACGTGCCAAAGCCAAAGAAATATGGAATGGGGGTAAGTGCCGGATATGCCATTTGCCGTAGTGGATTGTCGCCATTTGTCGGAGTTGGCTTAAGTTATAGTATAATTAGCTTCTAATAAGGTGCAGGGAATGACTCTTTTATCCTTGTATTAACACCTGTTGATAATTTTTTTAGGTAGTGCTCTGTTGCCGACAGTTTACTGTGACCAAGCTGATCCATTAGTTCTCTCATAGACACTAGGCGTGAGTCATGCAACATGGAGGCTCCTCCGTGCTTAAAACTGTACCAGTGGTATTTTTTAGACATCCCGTGTTTATCTCTGTATTTATTGAACCTATAACGTAGCATATTAATACTAACGGGTCTTATGTCGGGTTTCTTACGTTTGCCAAAGACGAAGAGACTACTATCAGCCTTGTCAACTCCTTGTTTGTGGTACTCATCTATTAAATGATTGGGCATAGTGACAGTCCTTGCATGACCGTTCTTTGCTCTCTCCTGTGGTACACGTATGAGCCCATTATTAAAATCTATATCTTTAACCCGCAAGAGCCTTAATTCTTTTCCTGGTCTTAAAAAACAATAGTACTGCGTAAGTGCCGCTAAATATAACTGAGGGTCTTTCTTTTCAAACTCCATGAGCAATGTTTTTGTGTCTTCTGGCGATATAACCTCACTAGACATATCCTCTCCCTTCTTCGGGAACTCTACCGTATCAAAGGGAAGGTTGTCTGAGTAGCCATGTTTGACTGCATACTGCCAAAGACGCCTAAGTGATATGAAGTACTTCTGACAGGTGGGACGGTCTAAGTGATGCGTGGAGGCAAGTTCGAGAAAGAAATTGCCCACTAAAGTATTTGGTATCTCTTTAATGAGCAGATGTGATGACTTGTTAGTGTCGAGGAAGGCAGAGAAGCGTCTTAGTTGCGCCCCATAGGTCTTGTAAACCTTATCTGAGACTTGTATTTTGACTACCATCAAGAACTCAGGGATGATCTCGTTGAATGTTTTCATAGTATCTTTTTTTGGTAAAGATATGCTATGAGAACGAGATAAACAAATTATTTTAAAGAAAAGTTAGTGTCATCAAGTACCAACTGCACTAATGCACTGGCTTTGATTTAATCTTTAATAAGTAGCTTTCTTTAGCATATAATGGAACGATCTGACTTCTATGAATCAAAGCATATCCGTCAGTATCAATATCCCAAAGTCTGCAAATCATTTTAGTGGTTAATGCTCCTATAATATTAAGATAAGGAGTTGTTACAATACTCCACGTTTCTCCATAATCAACACTTACGGCTATTTCCCCCGGTACTTCTGGCCCACCGATAGCAAACATCTTTTCTCCATACGGTGACATCCCTAATATATTTTGATTCATTGTAAATTTAGCGGTATGATTAGTGAGTGCCGTAGTGAGTTGAGCATAAGGCACTTTATATATCTTTTTGTTAGCATCCGAACCCCATATACAGCTAATACCATTATTATAGAAATCAAGGGCAACCGCCCTGAAATAACCACTTAAAGCAGACATATTATACACCGTCCAGTCCCATGTGTCATTGCCAACATCATAAGGACTTTTCATAAACTTAATCTCTGCCGGAGTAGTGTTGTCTCCCGTCTGTACCCATAACTCATCATGATAGTAATCGTAATTACAGTAATGAAAATGTTTACAAAAGACTTCATTTGAGACATCTCCAAGTAGATTCCCCTCTGCCGCTCCTTCAGCCCCCCCGTTATCTCTTTCTACCGGGTTCTGTCCAAATTTATAAATAACCTTACAATCCGCCGCATCATCCCTTATCCTATACATTAATATAGGAGCAGCACCATAGTCTGCATGATGGGGGTAATTACCAAAAACAAATACCTCAACACCGTCTTTAACAAACGAATTGCCTCTGAATGATGAAAAATAAGACCCAGGATAAGATGCATTTACTGGTTCGTGAAATGCTAAATTTTCACCATCAATATCTTTACAGGTAATCTCAGATAGGGTACTGAGCAAAGTATTAGAGTAAAATATCTTATTTTCCCTTATCCCTATAAATACATTACCGTTCTTAAATACATGAACCGTTCTTATCTTGTCACACCCACTCGCAAAGGCAATTGAGTAAGGCCATGTTAATCCATTATCAGCACTCAAATACAAAACATCTTCTCCGGTATAATACCCAAGTTTCCATGAATCTTGTTGTGCCAGTATATTTGCAGCCCCCTTGGGGGGAATGGTTTTTTGTTTTACATCTAACCAAAAAGGAACTCCGTCTGTAAGAAAATCATCAGAATAGCCGTCAAATAATGTAAAATTAGAGTTTAAAACAGTCGCTATATCCTCTGTTGTTGGAGATACTTCGGTATGTGCAGGAGATTCTTTACATATTCTTAATGCGAGTTGTGTGAATTTTGTATTTATAGAAGTCATAAAATTAGCCACAGTTTGACTTGTAGTAACTTCTGTAATTATAGCTTCAGAAGCACCAAGAGAATTATTCTCTATCTCATTGTAGTTTGCCAGCAAGGCATCCCTGACCTGCTTGCCTGTCATTCCGTATGCTATTGTAATCATGCTGTAAATGCAGTAAAAAATGTTTCTAAATCTGTTTTTATTAAATTAAATGTCGCTTGGCTTATTGCCTTTCCTATAAGTCTTGCCTTAAATACTTTTACGCTCGACCCATAGAGATATGTCCCATTGTTATTATAACACCCGGTAGAGATACTCCGTGTAGGCAATCCATTTGAAGCATCCGTGTCATCTGTTTTATTCGCATTATTGAGCAGCATTTTTGTAGTTGCAGCACTTCTTATTATCCCTAATAATCCACTCGTATAAGATGCAATAGCTGTAGATGTGGCCGACCCCTCATTCATTCGCCCAAGACCCGTTGTCCCAGCAGAGTTACCAAGTGTAATAAATCGTGTACCGTCATCTGCGCCCGAAAACTTATTGCTCCCACTTCCCGGTACATTTGAAACATACTCAATAAGAGAGGCATCGTTTTGTGTCATATCTCCCTCTGTTGACGGGGTGTAATTTTCATCTATTCCTTTGGCAGCTCCATCACTTACCCATCCTGAGTATGCTGTAAATGCGGGTGTACTAATCTTGGCTGCTGCATTTGTATTTCCCTTGACATTAAGTAATGAATCAGCTTCTGTATGCAAATGATATAAACGAATAACTTTGAAAGGCTCCCACCAGCTATGTTCTTTTGCTGCCTTAATTAGAGTATCTAATGCGGCCTCTTGTGGTTCACTCATTGCGGTTCCTATCCTTGCTAAGAAAGCTACTGTTGCATCATCATAAACTGATTCAGGTGTCCATAACTGCTGACCTACACGATTATCTTTAAGATAACCATAATCATTTTCAACCCCGCTCCAAAACATTGAAAGGTGCATATAGGCGTGAAGTGAATTAACTTCTGATGTTGTTAATGATTCACCTGCTTTTAAGATAACTATTTCAGTTAAGGTATTCGGACTTACATCGCCGTATTTTACAGGTGTTCTTTGAAGGTCATAGCCAATTAATTCAGCCGTTGTAGTTGTTCTCTGTGTAGCATCAGTTTTGAACCAAATATAATCAGTATCGGCAGACTTGTATGCAGCAGTATTCGGAGTCTGAAAAGTATAAGGGCTTCCGGCTACTGTGAGAAAATCAGTTGCGCCAGTAACCTTATTTGGCATCTGTCCTGCGGAAATCTCTGATACCTTTCCCCAAAATAATATCTTTGAAACGATATTTAGGGGAGTCCAGTACGAACTCTCCTGTTTACTTCCTATACTTGTTCTACCTATTCTTATTCCAGGTGACATAACTTACTCTTTTAAGATGTACAAAGATACAAACAAAAAAGAGAACTCTTATTTAGATATTCTCTTTAGCGGGCAATCGTATTTCAGATTACTTTTTCTTAGGTGGTTTCTTACATCCCATTGCTTTAAGTATTAAGTTAGAATAATCCTGGTATTAAATTTGTCTTGGATTTGATATCGGTGAGAACTTTACCGGCCTGAGTACCCGTTCTGCCACTTGTCTCTCCATCCCATACGGCTTCTGCAAGAGCATCGTAGTCCACACCACCTGATGCTGCACTATTGAGTTTCTGACCCATTGTTCCCGTGACATTAAACGAAGACGCTGCTGCACTCCACACTGCATCTCTGATACCTTCGGGAGTAAGAGAGCCATAAGAACGAATAGTTACCTCCATATCTCCCAATCCCTCTGAGTCTGATATGATAGTACCTTCTCCTGCGAGCAGGACTGTCATCTCTGCAATAGCATCTATGGTGGCGTTTATATCCCCTATTCCTGATAGCGTGGCAATACCTTCAAGGATACCCTCTATATCAGTTGTAAGGCTTCCTTCTCCTGTAAGAGTCGCTAGTAAGTCAGCTACCAATTCCCCTAGTGCAGTTGTAATACCACCGGAGCCAGTCATGTTAAGTGTTGCCGCTAACTCATAGCCTAACTGACCTGTTACTGCAAGACTTCCTGTGCCAATTATTCTATTACGGGCAACAAGATTACCCTCTGTTAAAGGTAGTTTCCATGTAGTAGGAGGATAGTAACCATCAGGCATAGATGTTTGATGAGTGAATCCACCTTCCCCCGCAAAGAGAGTTATCCAATTCTCCTCACCATTGAAGTTAGGGAACTCAGAAGACATAGAGGTTCCACCGAACTGAGTGAACGGTATGACAGAATCCCTATATACATTCATTATTAACCCCATGCTGTTTCTATATATCCATTGATGGCTGTGGCGGTTGCTGTTGCGCCTCCTGTAAACTGTAAGAAGTTAAGTGCTGCGTGATCATATATCCTTGGTAAACTAGGTAACTGTGACATTAGGTTTCTCTCTGCGGCTACCGAGGCTGCTACTATCGGTATGGCACATATTGGCTTAACCAGAACAATAGCTGCTGTAAGAGTTGTTGCAGTTGTGTAAGCCGTGGTAAAGGTAGCTGTCTTTATTCCCCTTATTCCCGAATCACCTGCTGCAAGAGGAAGGAAGAACCCGTAGTTGTTAGCTGCGATACCTGAGTGAAGTATCTTGCCTAACTGCGGGATGTTTGTACCTCCTGTGGTGAAGTTAACGGTAGCACCCATTGTCTTCTCATTACCGTCCTGATTATAATATGTCATTGTCATAACAGGAGTGGTAGCACCGTTACCTGACTGAACAGTAAGAACTACATAAGCTCTTAGTCCTGCACCATCAGCATATCTATTAGGAGTTACTGTCATAGTTAGTGTTCCTGATCCTGCATTCGTATAAGTAATGACAGTACCAGCAATAGCATTAGCGAGAGTTGTTGCTACTCTTGCGTGGGTAGAATCAACCCTTACAAGATAAAATATATCGGTTGTATTTAATCCCGTTGGGAGATCAGCCCCAGTAAACTTAACAGTAGTATAACTTGCAAAATCATTCGTGTATGCTAAACGCAAACCAGAGTTACTATCTGCCGTAAAAGTATTACTGTTTATCATGTCGTTAGCACTTGTACTCTTGCAGTCCAGTGTCGGGTAATACATCACCGAATCACAAAGCTGAAGTACGCTTGGTACTGCTGTTGCTACTGCTGAGTAAGCTCCTATATTAATAAGATGCTTGGTCTGTCCCGAAGGTGTGTTACCCCCATGATAGATACCACCACCTATTCCAATATCTGTTGGAGTTGCTGCTACCTTAGTAACCCCTGTATAAAGGTTAGCTACAGGAGAACCTGCATGTACCGCCCAATCGTAACAGTTACCCGCTACATGAGCTACTGACACGGCACTTGTCTTTACAAAGTCCTGATGCCATATTTTACCACCCGTTGTGGCTTCACTGACGAAATCGTCAACACTCGAAAACCCCATATCTTTAAATTATTAAGTCCATATAAATTCCATATATCCTTCTGTTATACATGTTGCCGGAGAGCCAACGCTTGTCATTAAGAAGTTTAAGCAAGCACCATCATATATTATAGGTGTCTCGTATTTCTGTGTAAGATAGTCAACCTCTGTCGGGCACTGCAAATCTCTGAATATTATTTCTGCTATAGGCTTAACGAGTACTAGAACGGCTATACCTGCTCCCACTGAAGAAACACTAATGCTATTAACTCTTTTAATACCACAATCACCTGCGTTCATATCAATAAAGGGGTTGTAATTAGCAGATGTTCTAGCATGTTGTAAAGCACCCGTACTTAAAGCATTTCCTGTCTGAACCTGAGATGTAACGTCCTGATCTGCACAGTTGCGATAATTTACAGTATAAACTGAGTTAGCGTTATTACCAAAGAGTTGAACGATAAAGGCTCTTACGCCCTTACCATCTGCATATCTTGGAAGAGTATAGGCATTATCAATCTCTTGCAGGTCGTTGGTTTCCCATGATATACCACTTGCAAAGCCTAAGTAATCACAGAGTATATATCTTGAAGGTGTAAGAGTAGCGTTGTTTCCATAAAGATCAACCGTTCTTAGAATCTTTTGCTTGGGAGATACATTACCACCATGGAAGAAAGACAGATGATTACCCGTAGGATAGGGAGTGAATTTAAGGTCATCCCCTGCATAGTAAGAAGCCTTTGGAAAGTTACCAGCCATAGTGCAGTCCCACCAAGCATTAGCCGTAGCAAAGCCAGAAGGCCATACCTTAATGAAAGGCTGTAGGTGAACCCTTCCCGCTGCGTATGCGTCTGCTATGTCTGATACTGTCTTAATCATACGTTCCTACCTGTAATCTTTGAAGCTATCTGTTGATATCTAACCTTTACTTTGGTCGCTAGTCTTAACCCCGCAAAGCCCTTACCTGAAAGAGATGCTTTCCTTGGTGCTATTATCTCAGCATCATCATGCTCACAATGTCTCTTTACAGTCACAACACCATCCTTAGTAGTAACACTCACATATTTCAGACACTCCTTACAATAGTAAAGAGGCTCACCTATGAGGTTCCATAGAAGTTTTTCTCTTGGTGTTCTTGCGTCCATCTAGGTTTCCTGAATTACTATGTTTCCGGCAGGAAATTGAGGTGTAATGTTGAGGGCTACTGCAAGAGGACTATTCATCTCTCCATAGTGCCATACGTGTCCTGCGCCTGTATGGTCTGTACCTGTTGAAAGATAGGTCACAGTAGAGCCAGTAACACCGCACTTAGGAAAGGCAGCAAGGGCAGCATTTTCGGCTGTTCCTGAAGCTACAGTCCATCCAACGGCTGATCTAGCCACGGCTACCCTAGCTTTATTACTATAGGCAGTCTCATTCTCTTCCTGACTGTCGGTTGCCGGTGTCAAGGTGGCTGTATGGAGAGCTAATTCAACATTTGTCAATGGGCCAGCAGTAGCGTTAACTGCAACATTAGACCACGTAACTGCACAGTACATCAGGTTTAAAATACTTGTACAGGTGGGAGTACTCTTAGGCATATCTTTTACGTTTTAATATTCAACGCAAAGATAGCCATAAAAAATAAGAGTGGATTTTACGAATAAGTAACGCTTGTCAGGTCTGCACCAGTATAGATAAGAGTCTTGGTAAGGTCTATGCCCGATGGCGTGTCCCCTGATAGGACTATGCTCGTTAAAACACTAAGTGTGTAGTTGAAGGTCTTGGTTATGCTTAGCCCCCCGCCAAGGTCATAAACTATTGTATCTATACCATCTACTCCATAGGTTAAGTCATAAGGATAGCTCTTGAGGTTTTTACTTACCGTTTCAAACTCTTCCCCTAGAGTGTTAGTCCCGCTAGAGCCTACATAAACTAATTCGAGTATACACTCTATTAGTCCTCTACCTGAGTTAAGAGCAGTACCTATTCTTAGATATGGTTCATCGGCTGTCTTAGCTACTGTGGACGCACCAAAGCTAATCCTATCTGTAGATTTAGATAGACGTATTATATTATCCTTTACGGCGTTTGCTGATATATAGACTTGGGCTTTCTCTCCTTGGGTGGCTATCTTGCACTTCTGCCTGTACCCGACTGATTGGGTAACTATTCCTAGAACACGAGTACTGCCTAGTGGCGCATAGATAAAGGATTGGTTGTCGTCAGGCGAAAGGACTACGGCATAACCTAACTTTGAATTACTTCCTGTTTTATTTATGAGTTCAAGCATCAAGAATCATTTCCACAAAGATAGTCAAAGTTCAGTAAAGTGCAAGGCGACCTCTATAGGGTTATCTTCCCTTGGTTGCCTCTTTTTGCACTCAGCTTGTTAGTACCACCCATTAGGTTCAATGGTTGAATGTTGAATTATCCTTTACAGGACATAACCCACTATGTCGTCAGGTCGCACGGACGTTGCACAGATTTACTTATCTCATTCAATACTACAAACTGTACTTTGCTTTGTTTCTGCTCGATATAATCAGCAATGGGGAAGAATAAGTTATAAGAAACCCCGCCTTGGGCTACTGAATAGGCAATGCGAATTGGATTATTACAGTATCCCTTTAGCGGGGCATTAAGTCTAATTTGTTTTTGAGTCCTTCGCATTACCTATCAATAACAGATGCAAAGGTAATCAATTTTCGTTAAATCGCTTTAGTATCACTCAGTCTTGGTGAAATCAACGTAATACTCTTTTCCTACTTCAAATTGTTCTGCCGCATTAGGATTAACTGTTACGAGTTGTATGGTTCCACCAGGAGTCATTTTAAAGAATGCCTCATTTTCAGGACTACCAGAATAGACGGCATTTAAATTAATAGCATTTCCCCTGTAGTTATCATCCGTCATTCCATTAGGAGTGTTGCTCATTACAAAAAACTTAGCTCTTACCATGTTTTTAATGTTTTAAATTTATACTAATCAAATCTGAGTTTATTCAGATAACTATTATCTATACCCATCTTTTTAAGATTGTCATCGCATCCATGAATGACACTTAGTGGTATCCATAGCTTATGACCGCTAGGTATTTTCTTACCATTAGGGAGTTTTTGCTTTGCTAACTGGACGCACATGGAAGTACCCTTATCCCCATATTTCCAAATAGCAATAAAATTAACTGTTGTGATACCATCCTCCATACAGTTACATACCTTATCTCCGCAGTAACGGCAACGCAATGAACCATCGGTTAGACTACGTAAGAACTTACTCATCGCTTGGTTTTATATAAAGTACATCTTCTCTCATTTGTACAACTTTAGCGGGTCTATGCGTCATCACATACACCGTAACAGAGATTGCTAGTAGTATGCCCACCAAAGCTATCCTACACCACTTCTTCTTACTAAAACAGCAGGAAAGATAGTAGAATATAAAAGTAATAGAGCTAACAGACAAAGCCACAAGAAACCATCTGACTACTATGCGTATGTTTACTATGGTGTCGCAGTCCATCACTTAATGTTTTTCTCGTAAACTTTTCTCCATTGGTCGGCGATAGCCAAATCAAATTGGTTGACCACCGTTCTACTTCCTGGGAGGTTACTTCCAATCCGCCTATAGTCCTGAAGTCTTATCTCTAAATCTAGTATGTCTATAAACGATTTATACGTTAGCGTGCCCTCTCCTGAAATCTTACTCTTGAATACTCTTTCGAGCATCTTCTTCATGTCGTCCACCTGTGTCTTGTCGAACAGAATCCACACTTTCTCATCCAAAACGTAGCTTCTTAGTTGCTCTATAGCCTCGTCTACAGGGCTTATCTTGTCTTGGAAGTAAAAGTATAGTGTATCTACATTGTAATTACGGTATGTCTTAAGGTAATATCTTTGGTCGGTTCCAAGGACTACGTATGGCTGATCATGCAGGGGGACTAGGTTCTCTTTGGTCATGGTTGTCTTGCGACTCTCCATAGTAAAGAACTGCAAGAGATTTCTTACAGGAACAGGACTCCACCCATCAGCCTTCGCATCGTCTAGCGAGATGTAGAACTTGAAGTCGTTGTCGTCTGTTTGCAGGCTATTCATTGAAATTGCGTTTTTAAGCCCTTATTATACAAAGCGGTATCTACTATCGTTTAAGCAGAGATCGTGGCTAATTTACCATTCTGCTAACTAAATTTCAGCCTTCTCAGCCTCTTTTACATCTAACTCAGCATTGAGTTCTAAGAAATAGTCCTCTGCCCTACTGAAATGGTCAGGGAAGAAGGCTTTACTGCCGTCACCACCGAACTGCTCATTGCCGGATATACTCTCTGTGGGTTGGATGACATGACCCGCCATAGTTCTCTCAGGATTCTGATATATACGGGATACCTCATAGCCCACCAAAGTACCATCAAGGAATAATCTAAGAAGTACTACTCTCTCTGTTCTTCTTACAGTATCGTAGTCTATACCGTTTTTAGTAAAGGTTTGCTCTAGTGGTTTCATTTGTTTCTCTTTATTAGTTCGGTGTATGATACTTCTTCAATATTGTCACTAAGTCCTTTAGCGAGGTCTATCCTTCCTTTAGTGATAGTTACGCTATCGAGTCTTTTGTCGGCTTCAATCTTACTTAGACTCACTAGGTACGGTAACTTTGCGAGGTTCTTGCTATCCGATTGGTCTTTCAAATTGTAGGTGGGGGACTTAGCCCATGCTTTGGGACTCCAATTAAAAATGTTGTAAATAGGATAGTCTTGAAAATGTAAATTCCACATATCCCGATAAGCACCAAGTTGTATCTCTGAACTCTCATAGAACCCCTTACGTCCTGACTTTATATCAATAATGCAAGGTACTCTTTTCTTGTTCCAATCAATCTCACAAACTAAGTCAATCGCCCCTGCGTACATATCCATTGGATGATAAAGAACAATCTCTACTGCTATGGGTTTAACATTCCTGTCTATGATAAACTGAGCAAAGGCAAGAACATCCTTTTTAAGTTCGTCTATCCATTCATCTCTTGACGGCACCTTCTCTCCAATCAAGAACAGTGCAAGTTTCTCTTGTAGTTTATCAAGGTCGTATTTGCCCGTCATCAGTAGTTCTCCGCATTGAATATGGAGGAACGTGCCGTAACTTGCCCTTTCCATAGCCTCTTCCTTACCACTCTCACCACCTTTGTCTATCAGCCATTTAATGAGATGAGGACTTGTAGGCAGTGTAGCCTTAATCAGAGTAGTAACGGATGTGTAGAATAATGGATTACCGTCTTCTCCATAGCGATAGTAATATCTGTGCCCGCTAGAGTCTAACCTATAAAGAGGTTCTGGTTGATACTTAAGTACTGTTGCATCAAAGAACATTGCTGACAGTTGTTCACTTGTAATACCTGTTGCTAACTCTTTGCTTTGCGCTGCAAGTATCTTAGCCAATTTTTTACTTGGCTTTCTCGGTGTGGATATTCGTGCTACCATTTTTTATTCAAATATCGGTTAAATATTATTCTTTTCCAAAATTTTCTGCAACTTTTTTGAGATATTCTTTGTTTTTATCTTTGATGTTGATTTTATTCCCTCATTTAATCCCTCACTTATTCCCTCATTATTCCCCATATAGAACTCCATCCATCGGTCTTTGCGTGGCTTTCCCTCACTTGGATTCATTAGATTGGGATTATATTGCCCGCTAAAGTAAATATCTATCAATTCTCTGTACATTGAACTTGCGTAATGTTCATTTTTGTACTTATATTGGACATGACGTAAGAAATCGTATGCAAAGTCAAACTCGCCATAGTACCATATCTCATTACACATTGCTATCCACTTTCCTTGTAAGAATAAGTGTCTTATGTAGCGTATATGCTCTTTATCTTTGGAGGCGAGTCTCATAAACCTAGTCTTTCATTATTTCATCAAGATAAACATTGGTCAGTTTTCTCCCGTTAGAAACTACTGTCCATAGGTTGTCGTTGTATTCAACAAGTCTCATGTCTTCCATCTTGCCAAATATCTCGTAGTTACCACACATATCAATGACCCAAGCACTCTCTTTGTTAGGATGAGGTCTTACGGCACGACCCATCATCTGATAGTATAAAGTAAGTGATCTTGTTGGTCTGGCGATAAGCACACACTCTAGTTCGGGGTAGTCAAACCCTACAGTGAGAACGCCCACGTTAGCCACCACCTTAATAGCACCGGAACGAAAGCCTTTAATGATAGCATCTCTTTCTTTAGCTTTCATCTCTCCATTAACCATTGCCGCTATATCACCTAAGTCTTCGGCTAGCGTCTGTGCCTCGCTAACAAACTTAGTAAATACAAGTATTCTAGTCTTGCCTGCTTTAAGTAACCTACGTACCACGTCAAGCACTGACTTATTAAACTCATGCTTGGTGTAATATGCTTTCTCTGATTCTTCCTGATAGTCAGCCCCCGTAGAGTTCAACTTAATCTCACTACGATTAAATCCTTTTATCTGATAGTATTCAGTCTTACAGAAGTAACCTAATTGTGACAAGTCTCTTGTCTGGGTGACATGAATAACCTTACTAAACACTCTTGGATTAGTACGTGTTAAGAATCTTAGTGTGCTACCAAAACTATTGTGGGCTAATCTATAAGGGGTAGCGGTTAATCCTATCAGTTTACTCCCGACCACGCTAAAGAAATCCTTATACATACCCCCTTTTGCATTACAGAGGTGAGCTTCATCCATGATGATATACTTGAAGTGCTTAAAGTCTTCGGGTTTCTTATACACAGAACCTATAGTAGCAAGTGTGATATTCCCTATCTCTTTTCTATTCATAGATGCTGAGTAGATAGTTACTCCCATAATCCCATAGTCCATCATCTTATGGTAGTTCTGTTCAAGAATCTCTTTGGTAGGCTGAAACACAATAAGTGGTGCGTCTATCTGTTCTGCAATAGATGAAATTATTAAGCTCTTGCCTGATCCTGTGGGCATGACGATAAGGACAGGCTTCTTGGCGTTCTTGTCAAGAAGATACCTTTTGGCAGCACTAACGGCTTGTTCCTGGTACTCCCTAAGAACATATTTCTTCAACGAATTTCCTGCGGGCATACTCAGCAATGAGCAGTCCGTCAGCGTCTCCGTGCTTTCTAATAAATGATTCATTGTTTGGGAAAAGTTTAATTCCTATTTCGAGACTTGCTTCTTTCATCTTATCAGAGCCTATAATGCCACTTGAGATAAACTCTTTCTGCCATCTCTTACTATCAATTAAAGTATATTGAATATCTAGCATCTCAAAGACAATTAAGGTTGCCTCCCATGCCCTTAATGCGCTTTTGGTAGCAATAAATCGTTTAGGATTAACCATAGGTCTCTCTATAAAAACGAGTGCGTCTTTAGGTATGATTTCAATAAGTGCCCTCCAATCAATTCTATGGAAATACTGAACTTCCTGAGTATAGTCCCTAACTTTAATAACAGGGGTAGGACTAAAGGCAGAACGGACATCCGATCCATTGATGGTTAAGATACCAAGACTGCCCGTCACTCCATTATCAATTCCAATTATCGTTCTCATACGCCCAAATATTTAAGTAGTTCTTTATACTCTTGTTTAAGTTCTTTATTCCCGTAGGTATTCTCTGCGAGGTTTTCTGATACTTCACTATAGGTCATCTGTGATGCCTCCTGACTCATTCCTATTGTATCTGCCATATCCTTATAGGTAATGTCTGCAACATCCCTTAGTAGCTTTACGGTAAGTTTTTTTCGTGATGCGTACCTCGTATTCCGATAGCGTCTGACAAGGGTCTGCTGATCCACGCCATAGAAATCACAGATAGAATCAATAACATATCTTATGCGGTCTTCTTTCTTGATGATAAGGGTAGGCATAGGTCGTGTCGCCCCAAAGCTCTCTATCTTACCAAGAATAGCATTTAACTGTGCTTTGATAGAGTCTATCTCTTTTTTCTCTGCTACTGTCATTCTGATTTACTTGAAAGCAGTAAGTATATACCCTTCATATCCATAAGGCTTAAGCAGATTTGATCTTTAGCGAGGCCGTTCTCCCATACGGTGAGTATCCCGCCACAGTTACCATCCTGGACCATCCTTAATTCATAGCTTGTCTTGCCTATGGTGACTTTACCATCACCGAACTTAGGCAGTTTGTCGAGTAAGAATTCATTTCTTTTCATAGTTTTATTTTAAATTTTATCAAATACAATTTCATTCATTGTGTTACAAAAGTTCTTAAATGGTTTGTTTGCCCCAAGTAACCATAATAAGAATAGCGGTATTGCAGCAAGTCCGGCTAAAAATACCATAATCATAGTAGCAAGTACAAGTGGAAGTCTTTTCATAGTAGTTTATTTTTTAAGGTCAATTTCTTTTCCGTCTGCGTAGAGCTTACCATTAACCCATCTTACATCTTTACCGTGATACTCTGTGGGTAGTGGTTCAAATACCTTTGGCGTGAAGGAGTCCACAAGCGTATTCTTATATGAGTAACCAAAGCCATCGTTGTCCACAAACCAAATAGTGCCTCTTGTGTCCATGTCTCTCAGGAATCCATTAAGTGTCTTCTTATAGCCTGTGTTGCCTGCCTTTAGTTCTCCAAACCTGCCAATGTTCTCTCTTAATTCTGTTACTGTCATTTCCATCTATTTTTATAATAAGTCTTTAACTTCAAGGAAAGAGCGGTTCTCTATATCGGGCGGCTGATTTCCACTTGATCTCACGAATATTCCCTGCTCCACTGCCCACCATGCTGTCATTTCGTAAATAAAAAGGCTTACAAACTCTTTTGACCGCCCTGATATAGAGGTATAACCTAAAACCTTTTTATTAAACTCATGTAGGGTTTGCTTGTTCTTTGGTGTGATCTCAGCATTTAGCTTTGTCAGCAAGTCCTCTAGCATTAAACCCCAATAGAGTCTGTATAAGAAAGGATCAGTTATTTCACTTTTGGCTGTATATCTCATCTATTTCTGACCAGAGGACGTTAACGCACTCTTTCTGACGATTTAGTATATTAGTCCATTCAAAACCCTGCTTTTCTTCGTTAAAAACACTCATACAAAACTCCATTGCTTTGATAGCAGCGGTTACTTTGTGGTCAATCTTTGAATTGACTGAGAGAGGTGTCTTTTCGGGCAGGTGGATACCCGTTGTCGGTGATGGTGTCGGAGATGATTGCCCGTCAGAGAGCAATCTTAAGCTAAGAAGATTATAGTTCTCTCCTTTTTTGTTCTGTTTAACTGACAGGCTACAGGATACAGCATCCCCCTGTCTTAGCCCTTTGTCGCTTGCCTTATCATCAAGGTAGCCTTTTGTCCCATCAGATAGTTCCACGCTATAGCCTGTTATCTTACCCAGATAGGTCTTTGGTTCGTACTTCGTAATCTTTGTCATTTCTCTCTTGTTTTTAATTGTTTTGTCAAATATATGCTTTATTTATCAATTCTCCAAATTTATTTTAGTAATCTTCATCTTCAAATAGTGTATAGCCTTTACGGGGATTGATAGGTTCTGACTTAGTACGCTTATCTATCTCTTTATCGTATAGTTTTCTATCTTTCTTTAGCAGGTTAGGTAAAAACACATCGGTGTACCATTTCTGTTGTAGTAGCCACTCAACTGACTTGCTGTGATACCCGTCCACATGAAATTCATCTAAGGATGGAACCAACCACTCCTTATCTGTGTAATAGTCCCCTGTTCTTGACTTTAGATGGTGGTAGTGTGGCCTTTTGGCTGTTATCTCAAGCCCGCTAAAGAAACAATGCACCTTACCATCATTACTTGCTCTTATTTCTTCTGTTAGTAGGTCACATACCTCAGTGTATATCTTTCTCTCTTCTTTGCGTTTCCTGCTCTCTCGTGGGATAGGGGCTTTAGCTTTACGCTTTTGTTTATATAAGCGTCCTCCCTTCATACGTAATTTGTACTGATGATATAGGCAGTACTCATTGAAAGGTTTGTTATTGCATCCAGGTTCAGAGCAGGTTTTCATTTATTCACTAATTGTTAGTTCTTCACCGGTCAAAACAAAGTAAAGGTTCTGAAGTTGGTGAACCGATTTTAATTCTATAATTTGAATTGAATTATAGACATCCATATAAAGTCTACCAGTCCATCTTTCAAATAACCACTCAACTATTAGATTTTCCTTTTCGTATGCCGGAACATCCCTGTTTACTTTTTCAAATCCAAACTTCAGCAACCATTCTTCGGTTAATAAGATTGGTTTCACACTATTCACATATTCATGAGAATTATGATCATTATAACAGTCATAAAAATCACTTAACTCCCATGGATAAACATAGCCCTGTTCTCCTTCAACAAAATTCCCCATTCTCAATTCATTTGCTTTCATGATTTCTTGTTTTTATTGTACTTATAAAGAAAGATTCCACTGTGTATTAATAGTCCGATAGCCCAAAGTCCGACAATCGCACCAAAGATATACCCTATTACTCCTATTATCTTAAATACTAGTACTATATTTCCTGATAGAGCTATAATAAGAATAGTTATAAGTAGTAAGAACCATAGCACGAACCCGCAAAGGATTGATTTGATAAATTTTTTCATAGCTTTAGTAGGTTTAAAAGAATTTAATTCCATTTGGATTTGGTGCTTTTAAGTTAGCAAGGTCTTTTATTCTGCCTTCCTTAAATCGCCTAACCCGTTCTGTTGCACTCTTTAGATTGAGGGCCTCAAAGTAAATGAACCTTCCTTCAACTGTGCATCGCTGTGCTTCCCAATCTATAGTAATAAACTTACCGTCTACAAGATAAACATGAATTGTATCACTATACTTAATAGATGCTTCTGCCACTCTTCCACTGTGAGGATCATAATAATAAATGTTTAGTCCCTTCGTGCGTAAGAAACTCCCAAGCAATACATATTCAGTTTGCTCTTGCTGTACTTGTTCAATCTCTGTACTAGAAGCTGAGACAACATCATATTTATCATTTAGGATGTTCATAACCATCTAAGTTCTAAAACACAATTCTCTTCAAACAGATTTCTCTCAGTGCCTCGTAAAGACTCTAATCCCATATTCCAGACTACATCATCAAGAAAAGAATGATAATGGCTTTTGCCGGTGTCAATAGGATCAGACTTCTCCCAAATAAGATACCTCTGATATAAATTACCTGAAGAGATTTTTCTTAGCCTCTCCTGTGCGTACTCACGAGCTTTTTCTGCGAGTTCTTTGAGTTCATCTATTTCGGGTGCAGTAGGTTCAACATACCATCTTTCGCTATGGTCGAGTAAAGCCCTTACATGCTTAATCTCATCTTTGGTGGTCACTATATTTTTCATAGCAGGTCTTTTATAAAGGTTACTATTTCGTGACCTATAAGATACAGTGCGAGCAGCCCGAATCCGGTAAGCACCATTGTTGCAAAGGCACAGAGTATTGCTACTGTGAGAGTCTTAGACCCACCAGAGTTATACTCACTTATCATCTGTCTTGTTAATTCCTCTTTCGTTTTCATAAGGTATAATTTTAAGTAGTTTATAATTCATCTTTAGTAATTCCTTTTCGAGGTCTTCAGCCATTGCGTGATATCCTGTCTCAGACCATGCATAAGGATGTTTAGAGTAGTTCTGATCGCATTGGCGCAATGCTTTTTCTATAATGTCGTTTTGGTTCATGTTAATAATGTTTTAATTCATCAAGCCATTCCATCGGAGTAACATATCCATTTGATTGAATATATTCCATATAATATTGCATGTCACCAGATACTTCTTCTCTTGTCCAGCTATCTTTAATAGCTTTAATATTGATAGTGTTATCTGAATTGAGTTTAAGTGTTTGATGTAATTCTTTAGGCTCATGCGCTTCTTCAATAAGATGTTTTGACCACCCTTTAATTTCATACTCAACCAACACTTCTTCAATCTTATTTCCTTTATTATATTCAGAAACATAGTATTCAATGAATGATTGAGGAATAGATGGGAGCTGATATTTATCTCTCTGACAAACCATTGCACCTTTATCTGCGAATCTATGAATATTTTTACCGTCTATGGGCGCACCTGTAATACAGCCATCGCATTGGTTTAAAGAAAGAGAAGAATCAGTAGTAGCAATAATCTTTTTACATATCTTTTTTGGATAATCATCAGGTAATACTGCTATAATGAAATGATCAGTGGTTTTATGGCATTGATGAACCTTCTTATCAAATCCTTGCCAAAACCAATCACCTTCTTTAATCTCATCATCAGAGAGAATATAGAGATGTTGATTATTCCAATCATTCGTTTTTGCTCCAAATGTAGAATTATACAGATTATCGTGATATAATCCAATTTCCGTTTCCTTATCCGTTGCTAACATAACAACTTTACATTTTTTATTCATAGCCCTTGTTTTTAATTATCAAATATATAACCTTAATTTTGATTTTCCAAATAAACTTTCACTTTTTTGTAATAACTTTTTGTTGACTGCTTTTTCATGCCCCTTTCGCCCCCGTTCCATTCTCTGCTTATACGTTCTGTTTCTGAATAATGATACTGAAGAGCATAGTATAGGAATACTTTTTTAGCTTTTATAGTGTCGTACATCTCGTTTAGTTCATATCTCTTGCCGGTTCTTTGGTAATAATCATCTAGTCTTATGGGGCGCACCTGGTAAATACCTACTGCATTTTCTCGACTGTTGTAGGCATTCGGATCATTTTTGGACTCCACAGTACCTATTGCCCTAGATAATGCCTCATACGGTGTGAGAGGGGGTGAAAACGGGATGTAAATCACATTCTCGTAACTTGGGTTCGCCGCTATAGAGACTAAAATCCCAAAACAAAGTAACAATATTAGTCTTTTCATATCCTTATTTTTTTGATGAGGGGCAAAGATAGGTTATTTACGTAGTCTTGTGTATTGTTCCATTGAATCTTTGGTAAGATAAACACAGTTTTTAGTTATCCATTCGCATATATCATTATAAAAATCTGTGTCTCTTGTGTCCGAATCAGCCGGAAAGTAATTACCCTCATGGTCTTTATAAAGTACATTCGCAATACTGTCATAATGTATTTTATCCATTGCTTTTTCAATAGCCTCAAGCAATTCAACTGTTTCGTTGTTGCTTTTAATCCTGTTAATGATACAGGTCTGTTCTGATACTCCATATTCATTGTAATTCATAATATTACTTTTTTATTAGTTTTTAATTTTAATCTGTAAATATTCCCCGTACTTTTCACGGTGTAAATCCTGGTAAAGATGATAAAATCTATTAAATGATAGCCTTTGCGGGGTCATCTGCCTTTCATTTACCTCAATTACTAGGTCTGGATCAGCAACTAATGGAAATTGCCGTTCTATTTCTGTTTTATATTCTTTGTGTGTCATGCCCTTGCTTTTTTAAGTTCGGTTAAATACCTGTTGTAATTGCGTTTCTTGACTATCTTAAGATTATAGCCAATAGACTCTAATTCCCTTTTTAATGGCATGTAGTCTATTTCTTTAGCGGGTCTTGTCCTTTGTAGCACATAGTTATAATCTGCGCTTGTGTGTTGTCCGATATGAACATAGGCCACAACATTCCCTTTATAATCATTCACTTCATGCGGGAATACTGCTAAAATTTCATCTTTGAGCTCCCCGTGCTTTTCTATTCTGAACATAACATCAGTTTTAAAATCATCTTTTTTCATAGTGCTTTTTTATTAAAGGTTTATAGTATATTTATTTCTATTGGGATTAATACGGCATAAAAGCCCAAATGTAAACCAGCATCTAGATAATAAAAACGTGTTCTTTTTTTACCTTCATAAAATCTTATGCGGTTATCATCTGCAAATATAATTTTACCTGTCTTTTCTCCACCCATGCTTAAAAAATCGTTTTCGCAATAGAATTTAATTTTTACTTTTCTGCCCTCTATTTCTTTGAGTTCTTTAATAAAATTATTTTCCTTTTCTCTTATTTCGGGGTGCTCTTCAAAATCTGTTTTACTATATCCGTGATGATCCTTAACAAATTGGATTAAATCTTTATAGATATTATTTTGTATGGTTTTCATAATATTTGTTTTTTAATTGTTTATACTAAAATCTTATACTTCTCTTTTTTACTCTTAAGACTTTACCGGGCTGATAAGACCGGCAAAAGTCCAAACATCTTACTAAATATGTTTTTTTATCATTACTAATTATTTCTACAAGTGAATAACAGTTAATAAATTCACCGTTTACATATTGCTTATAATGATATTTTGCATTCATTGTTAATAATCTTTACCCTGATATTTTAACATTTGGCAATACCTGAATAAAAAATTACCTATTTCAGTCAATTGCTTTTTACTCGAATGCGCAAATAGACTATAAAAATAACTATCATTGTCGCACGGATCACCTAAACCGGCCCTATATTCCCAATTTGCCGGTATTAGCATATTCTTTTTATACATTCTGCCTGCACATTCAAACCAGGCCTCCATAGCTGTACCCCAGTCATCAGAACAAACTAGGCGATATTCATTTTTAAATTCTTTTAGTGTCATTGTGTTTAATTTTAAGTTAATAATCCAGCTAATGTTCAAAATAAACCTATACATAAAGGATTTAAGGCATTATAAACCAGTGTAAGGTATTTACCCTTAAAGACTGGTATAATAGCTTAAATTGGCTTTATTCGTGGTTATATGCAAAACTGTTTTTAACCTGTTCCAATTCACTTAACAAGCTATTATATTTTTTTACTTTTGCCTGTTCATTATCAATATCAATAAGATTATTGAGTTTATAGTCTTTTATAATGTCATCAGGTTTACTTATTTCAGTTAGCATACAATTTTCAACCTTACCGATATAAACCGATTTATCAATATAACTGCAATAGTATGTATTATCCTCATATTTGCCACCGGAAAAACACAAAGAGACTTTTAACCAAATAGAATATGTTGATATATCTAAATAACAAATATGATTCCGGCCAAAGTCATTATTTTTTAATGGTGCTGGATCAGTCCGCAAAAAGTCTATTTTAAACTTTTTAGAGTTTTTGCCGTCAGATAGCAATATTTGTTTATTTAAAAACGGCAATAACTGAGGGTAAATGTTTTGTATTTCCTTAACAAGAATTTTATTTAATTCATTGTTATAATGTATTTGATTCGGATAAATTTTTAATGTTTTCATAATTGTATTTATTAAGGTTTATAAATTATTATTAATTCTTTGGACGTGGTTTAATTCCTGTATATATCCAAGGGCTGCCAAATATTGGCCTTTCAAGTGTTAAATAACATGCACGGCCAAAATTATCATGGCTGTATGGTTCCCCCATTTGGATACATTGTTTTGTCCATGTTGCAGGAGGCAAAACACATAAAACATACTCGGTTATATCTTCGTCAACTTCATCCCCAATATTAAGGAAATTAGATAAACACAGTTTCGAGTTTTCCCATTCTGTTAATGTTTTCATCGTATTTATTTTTTAAGTTAATATTAAAATTCCCGCTAAAGGTTTAAATAAAAGTTACTATTATACAGTATATAACAGATATAACAAAGTAACTGATTAAAAATACTGTATTAAATTTCCTTTTGGTGTTTACTGTAAAAGTTTTCATGGTTTTTAGTTAATTAATATCTTTGGCCGGTTTACTAGTTTACTTTTAATTAGCAGTCTAATTTTGCAAACAGAGGGGCGGAACATTTACAACAAAACGCCTTATCTTGATCAATTATATAGTCTTCAAAATATCCACACTCTTCACCCCTATTATAATCAATATATTCGGCAAACTCTTTATTTCTATTTATTTCATCGAGTCTTATATTCATACATGAGGGGCAATAATATTCCGCATCCTCATAATAAACCCAGCGGGCTAATTGCTTTTGCTTTTTACTTGTCTTCATTAGTCTATTTATTAGATAATTTATTTATTTTCTCAATATTCTCTTTAGATTTACTAATCTTATACCTGAATACCCAGTTTGCATCAGAATATTCATTTTTATATTCAATACCTAAATTATCAAGATATTCGTTTATTTTATTTCTTGTTTCGTGTTTACTTCCAAAAATTGTTTCAACACCAATACCATAAGAGGTAATATAAAAATGGATATTGTCTAATTTTAATGGTTCAAATATTTTGTTCCAATTAATAGAGGTGTAATTTTCTTTTTGTGCAATTTTATTCATTATCCAATCCGTTGTAATTTCTTTGTTCTTTGGCGTTTTAAATGAATAGTTTATATAGTAAGGATCAAGGCAATAAACAGATATTTCTATTGCCTTGCCTGGTGTCGTATCATTAATCCCATTATCATAAAACATTACACCGTATCCCATTTGCCTAATGGTTTCTATTGTTTTATCTGTTATATTCATATTCGTAATTATTTAAGGTTAATAAAACATTTGATAAGTGATTTAAGTATGATCATTACGCCCGCTAAAGTTATTAAATAGAGGGGTAAATAAGGCAAGTAATATAATAGAGTATTCATATTATTGTTAATTTAATTGATCCTCAATAGCAAACCATATCTGTTTTGAAGTCATCCCCTTAATTAAATCGGGATACGTGCGGATTAACTCAGATTTAATATATATCATCCGTGAATAACGGGAACAATCAGAACCCGCTAAAGCTGTACGGGATATATTCCATAAATCACAAATTGTATTATTAAGGTTTGTTTTCATAATAAATAAGTATTAATGATTACTTAAATTATCCAAATATAGATTTATAATCAGATGGTGAACATTCAACTAATTTAATAATTAGTGTTTCATTAGGATAATCTTGAGCAACATTACTAATAAAATGGGCTTCAGATAATTTGAAACGCTGAGTAATTAATGGGTTAAGATTACCAGCTACTTTAACTAAAAGGTATTTTTTCGTTTTCATCTCTTTAATTATTGATTAATATTATGATACAAATATACACCCGCCAAAGGTCTAAATGCAAATAAATAACAAACTATTTAACCAGGACTGAAGGCAAATAAAGACTTTTAAGGCAATAACTAAAAATAATGGGACTAACCACCAGACAAAAAAATAAGCCTTAAAACAGGCTTAAAATGAGTAATCAGCGCAAAGGCTCAATAAATAAGGGGATAATGAACGAACCCGCTAAAGATTATACTTACTAATAAAAGAATATAGACTACTATTATAACACTCTTCAATATCATTATATACATTCATTCCTGAATCGGTAATCTTATATATATCCTTACCATGTATTATATCAGACTTAACAAGATAACCACGTTCACACAATAGATTAATATAATAGTCTATCTTATTGCTATTATAATATCCAATGAACCGCCTAAAGTTATACTTATTCATTCCTGATCCTATATACTTATTATATATTACTGATCCTAATAAGATAATAACACTATTAACTGTTAACTTGTATTTTTTACATACAGGACGCATTATCCTAAAAGCATTGACAATATTATACTGTGCAAGTGTAACAGATTGACCAAACAAGGCTAATGTGTCATAAGGTTTGATGGTAGTCATTTATTAAATAGCTTTATGTTTGTTCTCATATATCAGGATCAACAGCTAATAAATTGCACCCTCATATATATAAAGGTGAATAAATCAATGATCCTGCCTTATATCTGGCAATATTCTGCTTTATTTCGTTGCACCTAAGCAAGACGCAACTATTTTTTAACAGATTAGGCAAAAAGAATGCTTTAACGGCATACCGGCCTGCGATGGATACGGAAACCCAAACGCCATGCCACCCCCATAAACTACGTGTCTCTCCCCCTATACTCCATTGTTTGCCCACAACCTCTTTATACATGCCCATCCCTTGTTGTTCTCCTATGTACCCTACTTGTTTCTCTACTCTTCTACTACTCTGCATACTATCCATTCGTTAATTACGTGCCTACCTACTATCTTCTTGAGAGTGTTAATGCTTGCTTCGGTTATCTGTGCAGCTACGGACACTCTGTATGTTGTTTTGACTGTGAATGTAGCTGTGTTTATTAGTACGAAGTATGTTTTAAACCTAGACTTTGCTTTCATTATGGTGTTCTCTCAGTGGTTGGTTGTCATTTACTTCACAAAGATACGACTTTTTGATTAACTCGTGGCGTGTGAAGTTCGCACATTCCATGTTCTCTATCGAAGAATATGACCTTATCTGCCTCTTCGTCTAATCCTTTATCAAGCCATACAAGGCATACGAAGCCACATTGATCGGTCATTGCTCCTTTGCCGAAGTCTTTATTCCATGGGTGGCACATGAGTTTGCGTTGGTGTTGGCAGTTACAGCAGCAAGAGCCGTCATGCCATCCTTTGTCGCATTTGTTTTGTATGTTCTTCATTAGTATGTAGGGATTTAACCTTTGGGGGGTTATCGCTAGGTCGGGTTGGTTACTTGTCTTTTACGTTATCAATCCAATATTTTAAAAGATCGTCAAGAGTCCATTTTTTGTCATCTACTTCATCGGTGAAGAAACATTCATCAGGGCTGTCATACCATTGCACAAATGGATGATTACCGAATATTAGCCAAAGTACGAATGGTTTCGGGTATCCCTGCTTTAGTTGGGACTCCTTATTGACATATCTTTTGGCAAAAACTTCTAACATAGTAGCAACTAAAGGAATTATTCTACCTGATTGTTTTAGTGATTCTTCATCCCAATGATATTCCTTAATAAAATCTAATGCCTTATCGTATAAAGATTTCTCTTTTGGTGGATTCTCGATCTCATTTATAGTTACTCCACCTCCTCCCTCTATATCAAATTCATTTGTATTATTTTCTTCCTCACTCGGAAAAACAGATGATTGACTCTGAGAGGCATACTCTTCGCAGGCTTCCCATCCTTCAATAAAATGGTAGTAATATCCTTGTGAATGTCCTTTCCACGTAGATTTTACATTTTCATTTGCTTTATTAAATTTTGCTTCCTCTGTCGTCTGTTTCTCTTGCATTGCTAATTCTTTCATTTTTTGTAACTGACTGTAATCTGAACTATTTTCTTCTATTTGATCCTCAGTCAATGTCTTTGCAAAGGAATTAGAATAAAGAGTTATAATTTGATCAGCCATTTTTTCAATATTTTCATCCATCAACCATCTGTCACATCCCCCATCGTTAAGAATCTGTATTATTTCTGTTTTTGAAAACGAGTTTGTTTCTCTTTGCTCTTGTGCTGGTTCGGGATGAGAGGCAAGAAATTCATCAGCAATAGAATCTATTATCCTGACTTCGTTCTCAAATCTCGGTAAGTACTTTTCAAGTATCTCAATTATTTCTTCTCTTTTCATAATTTAATGTTTTTCGATTGTTCCATCTCCTGCTTCCCATACATTACGATACATGTGTGGAGGGATAACTGTGTCGTCTTCTGGATAAATGTCAATAAGCCTTGAACAATATCCCGATGTAGTCTGTGATACCTGATAGCATTTTTCACAAATGCCATTTGTATTTATTTTACCGTTGCAAACTTCTTTCATGGTTATTGGTTGTTAGATTAATTATCACTAAAATACCCGGCATCTGAAATTTCTAATTCATTTTTATGATACTGTTCTTTTCTATAATTCCAAGGCTGGTTAGGATCATCAACATCTATTAATGGCTTCTTTTTAAACTGAATGATAATCCCAATAGTAGGAATTATGAATATATATAACCACTTCTTTTTTATATCCCAAAACAAACCAACCCAAAGGTCATACCATGCAAATATTAATTTTATCCTCATATCATTCTCCTTTCTTTATTGGTTGTTAGATTGTTACTTTCAAATATTTATGACATTGATTTACTATCCACCCTAAGATAAAAGCACCATGCTCATCATTATTCGGATCATGCTTTATGCCGCTACGAGAGAATAGATAATTAACAGCATGGTATGACTCATGAGCAATGATTTCAGCAGTTGTAGGGTTCATAAAAGCCATAACTATTCTCAGGCATCCATCTTTTGTATTCTTTGTATAGCACGTAGCTGCATACCCGTGAAAATCAAAATCAATACTCCATTTCTTCGGAATATCACTTAACTTCTTTTTCTGAATAATAATGATCTGCCCGAAATAAATTGGTATGTTAATTTTCTTTATCATACATTAAGTTCTTTAAATTTTAATTAACAATCTATCCACCATTCAACTACTTTAAGCCAATGCAGTTCTTCATTTCCGAATCCCGGCTTATTGTTGTAAGGCTTTAATAACTTACTTCCATTTTTAAGCATACAGAAATACTCTCCTGATCTTTGCGGTAAATTCTCAGATTTGCCATTTACTAATTTCTTAAACACCGCAATATTTATAGACTGATCAGAGGTTGTCTGTTTTGCATTCTCCCATCCACAGCAAGTGCCATGCAAATCAAGAGGCACACTACATCCTGTGCAAATTGTTTTATCACTCATATCTATCCTTTCTTTATTGATTGTTAATCATTTATAGATTCACCCCTGTTTTTAAAGGCACATTCATTACATAGATAATGTCCATCAGATTCACAGTCAGGCTGTGCGTCTCCCATTCTCCATTTTCGGGGTGTATAACCGGGGCATATATTGTCTTTATCTCTCATTCCCGGTATTCCTAAAGGATATGGGTTAATTGAGCTTCTTATCATTTTATAAGAAAATCTGCAAAGCCATAACCAAAAGTTAAATTCAAAATGTATCTTCATATCTATCCTTTCTTTATTAAATTGTCTCTGTGGGCTTTATATCGTAATTCATGCAATTTATCAATCTGTTCTGCAAGAAATCTGATTGCTTCATTCTGATAACGATCCATAATTGACGCATCATGTACACTATTCTGATTATCGCCAAGATTTAACATTTCAATAGTTCTTTCCTTTACAGTAACAATGCCTGATTGATATTCCGTCACTTCTTCCATCTTAGATTTCAGAACTGATAGCTCATCATCAAGATTTCTTATTTTAATATCAAAATTACCCTCTCTTTTTAATTCTCTTGCGAGTAATAAGTTTATTAACTCCTCCTGTTTTTTGATTATGTCTTTCATGGCTGTTTAGCTTTAGCGGGTTTCAATATTAAATTCCAATAGTCTGTTGTTTTCTTGGTTCCATCTTTATTCCAACTTGTCCATATACAAGGGAACTCTTTTTTAGCTTGTAGTATTCGATCTTTAGCAGGTTTGGACTTATCGGTATTCCTCTCGTAGTACAACCAACACTCCCAATAGTGGTCTAGCTCTGGTGCGACAAAGGTAACTGTCACCTGGTATCCGAAGAACACGAATGACAACATAGGACTCCACTCGAAGCGATAGTCGGTGGCTTCCCACTTAGTCTTCCACCCAAGACCAACAAAGTCAAAGCCTATCTTCTTGGGTACGGCAATGGAGAAACCTTCCCTTGTCTTATCCCTTACCCATCTGCGGGGAAGGAAGTAAGGAGTACCTATGGCGGTCTTCCCAAAATACCACGATAACTTTAGTGGCTTAAAAGGAGAGAAGTATGTCTTTAGAAAGTTAAGTTTACTCATGTCTTATTGGTATCGATATTCTCCATAGTCCTTTGTTGCTCTCGTATCCATCGCAAGTCCACTTATTTTTAACTTTAGCGGGGAACCATTCACTATATGACTGATAGTATTCATTGCTTATAGCAGTATATCTATAGCAGGTTTTCTTTAGCGGGCAGTTAGCACCCGAACATTTACTGATGTCTGCCATTAGATTACAAGTTTATCAATGATTATGTTGTGGTTGTCCATCTGTTCTTGTATCGCTAGAACGTAAGCATCTATAGCGTCCTGTGGTTCTTTGATAGTCCCTGCCTCTATCTGACGCTCTATGTCCCTCCATGAGTTATGGTAGACCTCCCAAAGTACTAATGCTAGGTCAGTAGCTTTGGTGCATCTCTCAAACTCCATTCTGTCATCGGGGTCTTCTAGGTTAAACTTTAATTCTGCTGTTGCCATGGTATTTCAAATTGATAATGTCCTCCTCTACGGTGTTGTACCCAAAATAGCGACCATAAGATAAAGTTATGTTGCATCGCATCTATAATAGATTCATTTCCACTCCATCCCCATGTAGATATGCTTACTAACTTTACGGGGCTTCCCTGAAAATCCATTCCATCTTCCCAAATCCATGCGCCATACGCCCAATAAGATTCTATCTCTTTAAAGAATGAGAATGCACTATATCTTGTTACTGTAGAGTACTTGACATAATCCAAAAACTCATCTGTTGGATATCCGGTGTCGTCTAAGTATTCCATATTACACATGATCAAGGCAGTTAGAACAAATATCGTGATGTATAATCTTTGCCGAGCAACAAGGACTTAAGCACCTACACTCATCAATAGGTTTCTCACAGTCTTTACAATACTCAGTATTAAGATGTTTTTCATTATCTAGACTGTCGTAGGGCTCTAGCGGGTTCCATATTATGAGTTTATCAATCATCAGAACGGTAGATCACTTTCGTCTTCTTCTTTACTCGCACCCTCGCTGTAAGGCAGTGGCGGTATGCTATCATCCTTATGGGCAGGAACAAATGAAGTGCCTATAGCTCTTGTATCATTACTCTGTATGTCTGAGTGCTTGATATATAGTGCTTTGGCGGTTGTCTTGTGCATCTTAGCCTTCTCCCCTTGCCTGTCCTTGTACTCAATCTCCCTACCCGAAAGGCTAAAGGTTATCGTTACGTTGTCCCTCACGCTAAAGTCTTCTGTGCTTACTCCCTTACCAAGGTCGAACTCAGGAAGCTCTATGAACTCACGTCCGTCATACTCACGCTTAACTTCTAGTATTATGGATGGAAACTCCCATGGCTGTCCGTTGTTCTTATTCTTTTTGTCGGGAACCAAGCGCATTGGCTTTGCATAGATAACCCCGCTAATGTCGTAGTAGTTGTTTTTATCCTTCATTATTTAAAATATAAATTTTTTGTTTACATCATCATATCCTAGTAGAGCGTGAAGCTGAGAGATTAGATATATCTCTAGTGCGTTTAACTCATGCTGTTCCTTTGCCTCTTCTTCTGTATTAATAAAACGAGGTAATGATTGTCTTCTTAACCTACAACTGGTAAGGCTCTCGAGTATAGGCTTTGCTTGCATCAAAAGCATCTCGCTCTGCTCTATAACACACTCATTAAAATCAGTGTCATTAAAATACACTCTATTGCGCATTAAACACCTCCTCTTTTAATACCGCCACATGGACAACCAGGATCAGAGCAGTTACATCTATCATAGTCATCGTATTCAACCTCTTCTTCATCTCTGAAATCCATAACATCAAGCCTTGAAGGTCTGTTTTTACGTTCTTCTTCAATGACCCTCATCCTTTCAAATCCGGCAGCACCATCAACTGTGCTTGTAAATGTATCCTCCATAGCTATTGTGGTTTTATTGAGTTAAAATAGTCTTCTATAATTACTGCTGCAAGTCTAGTGTCGTTTTCATCTAAATACCCAAGTTTCTCTGCAATATTGTAGGCATGAACACTAGCATCCTCAAAGAACGAATCATGACCCCGCATAAAGTTCTTCTCTGTATATAGGTCTATGCTTTCTTCAAAGAAAGCCATGAGATCAGTATGAAAGCCATCTCTTAGCCTTTGGGCGGTTTTGTTCTTGATGTATTGTGGTTTCATTTCTCTTTAGTGGGTTTTAATAACTGAATTATATACAAAAAACAATAAATAGATGCTAATCCATACCCCCACATAGCATCATCATTCCCTCTTTCTCCGAATATTGCCGTACTGATGATTAATGCCGCTAACGCCAATATGGAGATTATTGTCAATCCTACATTAAATGTTTTCATTTCTCTCTTATTTTTCACCAAAGATAAACTATCTTAATGTAAAAAGCAAATCTTATTTAAGAAAAGTTCTCATTATTTTATCCTGTACGGGGGTTGCTCCTCTAAACGACTCCCAAATTGTCCCTCCTGAAGGTTGCTGATAGGCGAAATAGCCACGATCATGCTTAAGGACGACCATTTGTACCCCTTGGTCATGACATGCCTTAGAAACGTGTACGTCAGCCATATTTTTTATAGGGAACATATCTATTGATAGCTTTAGGCGGTCTGTGTGAAAACCCGAACATCCCGTACCTATGAAGTTGACACGGACGTCATCAGCCACAGAACCAAGACAACGATAGACGATAGACGGTTTTTTAAACCCACTGAACCCCCTATTGTACACCTTACCATGAAAAGATATGAATCCATTATACCGGTCTATGCCTCTAATCAAATCTTGAATGAAGGTCTTTGGGGGCAATAGATCGTCGTCCAAGGTGGCATAGTAACCGTCACATGAACCAACTGTGAGCATCTTTGCCGCATCTCCCAAAGAATTATCGAGCAGATGACATTCCACATTGGAATAGCAAGATAGTGCTTCGGGAACCCTCGTATAGTTATTAAGTCCTACTACTACCTTATCGCATTGATCTTTTACTGCCTCTACGACGAGTATCATAGACTTTTCTCTCTCTTTGAGACTGGCGATTCCCACCGTTACTGTTTTGTTCATTGTGCATTTGGGATATAGAATGTTCACTTTGGGGCGTTACAAGACTCTCCTTAACCTGGTATAAATGAAACTTCCTGTGAAACAACTGTCTGCTTATCTGTGCGCCCACTCCACTACTAGTATGGGATATCTTCTGCCTAAGTTTGAAATTACAAAAGAAGGATTCCTCGCAAAGGAAACACATATCTACCCATCCTGTCTGCCAAACATTACCCAATGATGTAGGATAAAAATTAGTCCAACACTTAAGACCTAATCTGTCCATGTATAGGTTTAGGCATATCTTTTGCGGATCGTTAATACCCTCCCATAACTTTATAGCTTCCATAACTTGCGTTTCACACATCATGAAATCATCAGGAAGCATCATGAAGTATTTATGCTTACCCCTCATGGCAAAGAGACGCTTAACAGTAAACCAATAACCTGATCTTCCATAGTGCTCCGGTAGGTTTGTAAAGCTACACCCACTAATGGTGTAGTCCACATGATCTCCTAGAACGACTATATCTCCTAGTCCTTGTAGAGAGTCAACAAGTCTTTGGCAGGATTCCCTTCTATTGTAAGTGGTTATAAGAAAGACTATATCCATGTTTTTATGTCAATACTTGGAATGCCGAACTCTTTCATTAACTTCTTTCTTTCTCTTGATGGATAGATACCCTTGGCGGCTAACTCAGAGTAAAGCGTTCCTCCACCAACGGGACGTGTGTGCTTAACGGGTACAGAGTTCAGTATGCCCATCTTCTCGTCAACTCCAAGCCAACTCCAAATGAGGTCTAGCCCCCATCCCGACTTAGACTTATTAAGCAGGGGGTAAATCTTCTTCATTGCCTTGCGTGAAACACACGGACACATAACCTCTATAAAGTTAGTATGAACAAGTTCTACGTCGGGTCTATGGGCAAAACACTTCCATGAAGGAAAGCTGTCGTGGGTATCTAGTATGCTTGGTTGCGACAACCAAAGTTCTCTTTCCTTTGTCAGAGTAAAGATTCTGTTTATATCTTCAGGTTTAGCCCATATATCCTCATCCGGCATCCAAAAGTAGTCGTAGTCAGATAACGTGGGGTGCAAGTCAAATAATCTTTTAATACCCTCGTACTTGAAAGTCTTAAAGCGTTCAACGACCAAGCAAGTGTTGTCACTTACCTTTGGCTGAACTGAGTCATCATAAATAACTACGGCTATGTCATAATCTCTTTCTCCATCAATCCACGCAGAGAAATGATTATACTTTCCTATTGTTGTTATTAGTAAATTTTTCATGTCTTTCAATTATGAACAAAAAGAGGTTTATTAATACACACGGGCATCAACCCTCGCTTACGGCACGTTTGAAAACACTCTTCTGCATATTTACCATCTGCCGAGAGGTGTGCATGATTAAAACCAGTTGCCTTTGCTACTGCTAATCTTACAATAAAAGACCCCATGTCTATATAATTCTCCTTAACCTTAGTTACTAGAATATTGTATTTAAGATAAGAATGAATAGTGTTACAATAAACCATGCCCACACGAGGCGTACATGCCCCAAGAAAGTATTCTACAAAAGCGGGAACGTAATAATTATCTTCATTCGTTATTAATACAAAGTCATCCTTGTCTCCCTGTATCTGATTTAACATATACTTTCTATTAGGATGACCATAACTACCGCCAACAATATCCGTCTCAAAGAATGTTATCCGGTTATCGTTATACCATCCAATAATATCATGAATCTCTTGTGATGCTTGCCCGTCATGTATAACAGTCAATTTCCACCTTCCGTCTGTTTGTAAGAGGAAAGAGTCTATCATCATCCTAAGTTGAATAGGACGATTGAATGCTGTACATATTACGTGAAGCGTACTCATTTTATCTCATATTCTTTAGGGGGATATGGAATATTATAATGTCCTTGTCTTGCTAGTAGTCTTTCTTTTGAGTTAAATCCAGAATTATGAAACTCATAAACCTTGGCATTAGGATTACTCCCTATCCAAAACTCCATCATGTATCGCCACTTTGATTCCAAATAACTATGATCAAGTGTATTTATATAACTAGCCTTTGCCCAAAAGAATGCACCGGAGAAATGAGGCCAGATTCCTATTGGTGTGTCCGTATTCCATAAAACACCGCAACAGTCGTACCCCTCATCTAACTTCTGCACACAATCCTTCCATCTTTTAAGAACAAAATACTCCATATACTTACGCCAGTCCTCGGTAGCTTCAGTCAGATGAGTTATCCCCTTGGTGTGAAAAAATAGAATATAATCATCTGGATTCTCTTTTGCATAGTCACGTATCCATCTTAATGTTCCCCTTAACTCTTCATTCTTTGGATAAACAACCACTTCAAGTTTAGGGCATATAACATCGCAATCAAGTTTACTTGACTTAGTATTAAACCAATTAGTTAGCCATTCGACTCCATGACTAGGCTTCTTTGTGGGAGTATCAACAATACCAATGTACATTTTGTGACACAGTGGAAATAAGTTTACCTCCAATGACTGAGTATCTTCATGCCAAATAGCACTACTAATTTTTCTTAGCTGATCAACTACCATCTCCATATAGCGATTGCCATATAAGTAGGCGTGATAGGCAATAACTATCTTATTCATGGATTATTTATTAAAAACTAAAAAAACATCGTCATATCTTCCCTTGATGTGTCTTAAGTCATAGATGGTATATGGAATATTAAGAAGATCAAATATTTCCTTTTGTTTATCAATATTCTGAATATCCTCAACGATAAGCATACCACCTTCTCTTAAAACGGGATAAACAAGACGAATAAACCTTATCTGATCTTCTATTGTATGAGAACCATCATCTATGGCTATGTCGGGAATGAAATTATCAAAGTAAGCCGGAGTAAGACCTGCGATATCAAGAACATCAACAAGTATTCGCCCCGACTCTGGTAAAGGCACACACCCATCGGTATCAATAGCGAGTATCTTAGCATCGGAAAAGTAAAGGCTAAATAACATACAACTACCTCCGTGCTGATAGCCCACTTCAAAGATGTTTATAGACCTATATCGGAAAGGGCTAAACAATACATCATAATAAGGCAGATAGCTATGAAGTGTTCCCTTATCTGAGAAAGAGAGTCCTGCAACGCCTCTTGTGTTTAAGTCTAAAAGAGATAATTCTTGCATATTAGTCTATTACTTCTATTTCTGGAAACATTATAATAAATCCGCCTATATAGCCATCGTTTCTTAACGACTTGATAATATAATCCTTGAAGTTATGGGCAAGTATCAAAATGTAATTTGGATGCCATTTCTTCAAGATATCCCTACTTACTATCTCAATACCCGTGCCAGGAATAAACATGCCTTGTTTCTCTGGCGTGTCATCAATGACAAACGGCATGTCTGTGTCAGTAAGATGGCAGGTATTTAGAAATATACAGCCCTTGGCGGCAGCACCAAAACCGAATATTCTAGCATTGTAAACATGCACAAATCCTTTGATAAAATCCTCACACTCGCTAATCTTAGTTTGAATAGAGTTACCCCACTTAATATAAAAGCTCTCTGTCATAAGTTGCTCAAGATTAAGAAACGAATCAATGCTACTGTCCGCAACAAGACTGCTTTCTTCCTTAGCACTTATGACCCTTAGCGTTCCTGCGTGAATCGGGTGGTAAGATACATTAATCACCTTAAGCCCTTCTTGCTTAAATAACGTAAGCAGACTACTTAAAATGTAGTAATACACATGCTCGTGATATACTTGATCGTAGTTGTCGGTTAAGATAGTAGTAAGCCAATATGGGAACTCTAAACACCAAATGCCATTAGTATCAAGATTTTCATGTACCCCCTTAACAAATGATCTTATATCCCAATTATGCTGAAAGACATTGGTAGATATGATAAGAGTGGCTTTGGCTGGAAGTACAACCTCCTCTCCAAAGAAAGCGTTATGATATGAAATACCCTCTCTCATGTTCTCATCAGCAAACTCTATGCACGGGTCAACATTAATAAGGGTTAGTGTACCATTCTTTTTCTTAAACTCATTGAGCAAACTACCGTCATTCCCGCCTATGTCAACTACTATACCTCCATATTCAAGATTAACATACTTATCTAGGTAATCATACATCTGAGAACAGTGGCTAATATATGGTTTACTAACTCCTGATTTATATAGGTAGTGGCTAAATAGTTCTTCTTTAGGGATAAGCTCTGTGAGGCATGATAATCCCGATCCTTGGAATAGCTGAACCGATAAAGGATATCTCTTGCACGCTAAAGAACTTTCTCTTGTACTACAAAGATTGTTTACTAAAGGAATATCCCCAAGGTCAAGATACTTAACCCCATTATCGGCATCTGTTATAGGGCATTTATTTATCTTCATATACAATATTTATTAAAATTAATATTATTACGCATCGGGTTTATATTGAAATGCAAAATTATTCTTAACAATAATACCGAGTTTAATACTTTTAATTATTGTAGCATAAGATATTCCAAGACACATACACGCATTCTTAATTGACCCCCATTCCTTTATAAATATATTCTTATCGTTAAATTGTAAGATAGGTATTTCATTCGCTGTCTTAAGTGCATTTCTAGTTGTTAGTGGCATTGGCGTATGAATACCAAAAGAACCTCTATTCCTCCCTTCTGCCCACGCTTTTTTTAAAGAAATACTTTGTTTTTCCTTGGTTTCAGAGGATGCCTTCCTACCCTTATTTTTACTTACACCTTTCATGATAGACTCTGGTTTGTGCTTTTTCCCATAAAACGGATTTTTTTCCCCTGAAAACATATCGCTCCTTTTATTTTTCTCCATTGGATGGTTATCCCACCATTTCTTCATTCCAATAGATTGATTTAAAATTGTTTGCGGACTATGAGAAGGAAGTTTTTTACCCTTTTTTAGGGATGGTTTTCCCTTGCTAGATTTATTACCAACTCCATTTTTATTTCCCTTAAGTTTCTCTCTAAGTACAGCCTTTGTTTCTTCGCTATGCTTATGTCCTTTTAGTTTTGCTTTATGCACATCAGAAAGAGGTTTCCCTTTTAACATATCTGATTGATGATCTTTTTCCATCTGCGTTTTTGCCCTTCTTTTACGACCTTTTATGGCAAGAGACTTCTTCTTCTTTGTCTCCTCAGATTGTTTAATACCCAAAACACTGCCTGCTAATGCGCACTCATTGAAATATGGCTTGCCTGTTTTTTTGTCATCAAAATGATAAAACCAACCTTGCTCCCTTGAAAGTAAGTGATTTTTGTCTATATAATCACCGCTCTCTATAACATCAAAAATTAAATCATTCTCTCCGTATTTATTAAAATGATTTTGTAATTTATGAGAGTGATGCTTGCCCTTCCTTAATGCAGTTGTATGCTCCCACCTTCTTCTTTCAACAGCTACCGCACTACCAACGTATACCCTGTTTGGTTTTGTCTTTGATTGTATTATATATACGCCACTTTCTCCGTAATTTCTATCCCCTATCATATACAAAATAAATTATAATTTTTTGATATAGTTGACACATCGCTTACCTTACATGTGTCTGAAGAAAAAGAGCCAGATTGAATACACAATAATGGATAGATACAGTAGCAATTAAAGTTAGAGTAAATAAAATCGTTAAAGAAAACATCAATTTTATGTATGTCCTTCTTATTGGATAGGATGAACTCTACTGCGCCCTTATAACGTGTATGCCAGATGATCGCATGTGTTGTAAAGGCTTTTCCCATCTTAAATAGATGTTCAGAGTAGCGTTCAAAAGGCTCTTGCGGTGATGCCCCAAGAAACAAAGCATCCCATTCATTAGGCAGTTCCCACATTGCATTTTCAACAGCAGAATGGTAGTCGCCTAAGAAAAGTACATCGTCTTCAAGGATTTGGAACGTCTCTTCGTTACGGCATCTCTCCATGAGACTTACGTGGGAATCTCGACAGCCCTTCCAACCAGGAGAACCCACTATAGCCTTAAACACATGAGCATTTAAGTTCTGTGCTTGTAGTTGTTCTCTAGCATGAGCAAGCCTTTGGGGGCGATCTTCTCTATTGATAAGGTAGGTTATCATTTTAAAAGCCTTGCTAAGTTAGTCTTTCTATCTATGGTAGTAAACCTAGATAGTTCTTCTATAAGAGATATAACTTTATCTTTAGACGGTTCGGGTAAGTCGTTGTTGCCACTGTCTGCTCCTATATTTACTTGATCGGGCGCAATCATTTCAATCAGCGTTACCAACTCATCAATATCGAAGTCCATAATAGGCTCAATGGTCACATACCGATAATCCAAAACATACTTAGATAATGCAAGTGCTCTTTCCATAGGGGATGGCGATAGTTGCATCTCTTTAGGATAAACCCTATTTGTTTCTATTGTAGTGCAAAGTCTGTATTTTGGTATCTGGTGTTGCCTTATATAAGCAAATCCTTTGGGGTTCTTACTTTGAAATAAATACTCATTTGAATCGTAAATATTACAGTGTTGTAGTGTGTTGTGAATCCATTCACTAGGGATAGCTTCTGCAAATAAATCGCAACTAGAGCCGACAAAGATAATATTGCCCGATCCTAGGTCTGTCTTTAGTTCATCATAATCAAATCTGACAGGAGTCTGTGTACCCCATCGCTTCATATAGCAATAAGTACAACCATGTGGGCATTCTCCCTTAACAGTATTCCATGTGTGCGTAACCCAAGAATACATATTACCTTTTGATTCTCGTATCATGCAAACCACATTATCAAAGTAGCTACCACCAAAACACCAAAGAGCAGTATCCACTCCTTATTGTCATCATAGAATTGATTTGTTGTCATCTCTCTTGTAATTTTATTCAAAGATAAATAAACAAATTGACTTTTCAAAACAAATAAACAAGAATTTTAAGTATCTTTGTCAAAACTAAAACAAGAGAAACATGAGACGTGGCTTAGTACTTCCTACAAAATTGATTTTACAGCAGTTGGATAAGGTCGAAACAGTTCGGCCTAGCGGTATAATCGCTCCGGTGCAAGTAACAAAGAATGATACATTAAGTGGTAAGGTAATCCTAACGGGGTCTGCCTGTGAAACCATCAAAGAAGGAATGATAGTTCTTTACCCTAGACTGTCAGCAACAAAATTTAATGTAGACGACGATTCTACGGACTATTTTTTATTACCGGAAAGTTCAGTGCTTTTCGCCTACTCTGAGTGACCTTAGATAGTCAGCTCTAGTCTGTAACTCTATATAACCTTTCATAAGACGCATGAAACCGTTAAACTCGTTTTGCTTTAGCGGGTTTTCGTGCGTTCCCTTTTCTAGTAGTTCATATTGATCTTTGGGGAGTTTATTGAAATAACCCACCATAGACTTATAAAGTCCAGTCTTTTCAAACTTACTTATCTCTTTGGTCATCTCTCTCAGCGAACTTCTTCTTTCTTGTCGTATCATATAAGGCAGTATATCTTTTACAAAAATTCAAATGGTGTAAAACGTGACTTACAAAATGGTATTAAAAAAGGGGGAAGTTTCCAACCCCCTCTCTGTCGTCATGTCTCTTGTTTTTGGGTTCTCTTGTTTTAAATCCACTACCCGTTTTTAAGGTATTTGTAGATAATTTTTGCTTCTGCTATAAGTTCCTTAGCTCCCTCCTTGCGGAAGTCTCTTGCAAAGGCTACTGCACGTTCTCTTAATTCTTCGTCTCTAGCTTGTTGAAGCCGTTCTTCTTCTGTTGCCATCTTATCTTGTTTTTAAATTATGTTGAAAGTTTCTTCTGTAAGTCAAATATCTCGTCTTCTATCTGTTTCTTCTGTTCGTCCCATGTTCTCTCCCAATTCTTTTTCTGGGTTTTTAAGGATTCAAGTCTTTGCTCGGCTTCCTTAATCTTACGTTCAATGGTGTGCTTCTTAGGTCGAATTTCGTAGTCATCCGTATTGACCAGCCTACCGTTCACGCTGTAACTAGAGGCGAAAGGCCACCCAAAGAAATCATCAAATACCTGGGCTAGATCATCATTTGTTCTGTCTGCAAATCTATACTTCTTAATCATCTCTTTAAATTGTTGGTTCTGTCGGAGTATAAGCAACAGTCATGCCATTGGCGGTTTCATCGGTTGTACTGACAGAATTGCAGTCGAACAAGCCAGTTTGGCTTACCGTTTGTTGCTCTAGTGCAAGTTTAGTCACAAAAAGGGGATAGTTACCGAACCACTGGATTCTGAAAACCTCCTTAAGTAATAATTCTTCTTCCTCACTTATCTCTTTACAGTCTCCTATCTTTAGCAGGGCAAAGGTTAACTTCTGGTTGAAGGTCTTTGCGTAGTCTATGAACTTTAATTCTTGTAGTTCGGTTGTCATACAATATATTTTTTACAAAGGTCGTAAATGTTTTTCATAAAAGCAAGTGTTTTTTAAATAATTTTCACAGAAAGTAAATGTTTTTCATAAAAAGCAACAAAAGTTTTGGATAAATCACTTATTGTTAGTACATTTGTCAAAAATCAAGAGATATGTCGAAAAAGAAGAAGTCAAAAGGAAAGGTCAAGAGACCTCATACCCTGCCAAAGGACTACCTTGTAGCTGTAGCTGATAGGATAGTTAAAACGAACCCCACAACAGAGATAGTAAATAACACTTTAGAGGGCGTTTACTCTGTAGCCTATACAAAAGGTTACTCTCGTAGAATGAGTGACGAAAAACTGTTTAGGGATAGGCGTACAAGCCATTTTGAAGATGACTGGAAGAAAGAGTTAACCGTCATAGACGATCTCATACACCCGCTAAAGATTAAATCTACTAACCAAAAAAATAAATAATGGCTGTAAGCATAGAATATCTAGAAAAAGTACTTGCCTTCTTAAATGAAAATGGCGAAACAGAAACACTCCAACACTTTGGCATTACAGCCGAAACACTCAGACGCTACGAAAGAAAGAAAAGATTTTGGGAAACAAAACAACCTAAAGTAGGTATCTTAGATATCGAGACTAGCCCTATGCAGGTTAACGTATGGGGTACATGGAAGCAAAGGATAGGTTATGAGCAGGTAATCAATGATTGGTTCATGTTATCCTACTCATGGAAGTGGTTATTTGATTCTAAGGTCTATGGGTCTGTTGTCACTCCCGAAGAGGCTGTAAATAGAGATGACTCACGCATAGCAAGAGAACTGTGGAAGTTTTTAGATCAATGCGATGTAGTTATAGGTCACAACATAAACCGATTTGATATCCCTAAGGCGCAGACTCGCTTCATTGTTAATAAACTTGCACCACCATCACCATACCGCACCATAGATACACTTACAATAGCACAACAGAACTTCAGGTTTGCGTCCAACAAACTAGACTACATAAGCGAACTTCTATTGCACGACAGAAAGATTCATACAGAATATCAACTATGGCTTGATTGTATGCAGGGAGTACCGGAAAGATTACAGGAGATGCTAACCTACAATAAGAAGGACGTACTACTTGAAGAAGAAGCATACGTATTCCTAAGACCTTATATAAAGTCTCATCCTAACATGGCTATCTACCAGGAGTCAATAGAACCATCTTGTCCTACTTGCGGTTCAACTAATATTGATGAGTGCGGTCACTACTCTACATCTGTTAATAGGTACTTAGCCTTTAGGTGCAAAGACTGTGGTGCTATCTGCCGTAGTCGTAAGGTGGATACCCCACTAAAGTGTAAATCAGGAATAATGATGCCAACAGCTAGATAAAAAGAAAGGCTACCCGAAAGAGTAGCCTTTTTAATTGCTTGCATTTGCGTGATTCCGTACCACATTGCTGTGCTGCATATCCTGTAGCAGTCTCGGAAATTACTTCTCTAAGTCATAGTCGTAGCGGACTATATCACACACAACGAGAAGAGGGTCTATGAATTATTGAAGATACGGTTACTAATCGCTTAACTCACCGTGTTACCCAGAGTGTTCCCCTTTGCCGACCCATCGGCACACACTACTGCAAAAGAAAAAAAGAACTTAGTTATCTGTGTACTTTAACTCTACCTGTACATTACAATCATTAAGAAGGGCAACAAAGGACTCAAACTTAATCCTTGATCTAAAAACGTCACCATTATTAAGTCTGAGCATTAAGGTTCCCTCATCATCTTTATGATAGGCAGTGATACTATTGACATTTATACTCAGGTCGTCTTCGTGGTATTCCACGTCCTGCCCAAGGTCTTCTTTCCTTTCCCAATCATCGTCTGCCCAAAGAACCGGTAAAGTAATCCACATAATATATAGAGTTAATAACTTTCAAAGAACCCCTCGGTAAACTTCATCCTTGTAATCAGCAAAAAATCGGTTAGTAATTAACCCCGTTTCAACCGAGGGGCATATTGTTGTATTCAATACAAAGATAATTATAATAAAATTATCGTGCAAGTCTTTGGCGGATTTTTTATATTCAAAAAAAGTATTATCTTTGCGGAGAATTAAGTCAAAATATTTGCACATGATGATTAATTTGAGTAAATTTGTATTTCAAATAGAGGGAGGTAAGCGGTCATCGAATCGCAGTCTTACATCATGTGCAAATAAAGTCCTCCCTCTTTTTCATTTCCCATAACTCATATAATCTTTAGGTGGCGATGAGCCCGCCAAGCCACCACATAAGCGGGATACCATAATTGTTACGGTATCAAAAACATTAACAATCGAGCCAGTAGAGGTCGGGTTTTTGTTTTCGGTAGTATGAAGGATATTACAAGATGAAGGGTTGTAAGCGAGACGACGGGTGGTAGGCTACTTCCATGGCATAAAGGCTGTGGGGGTAAGGGGGACTATGCCTACCACCCAGAGTTGAGCGAAACAATAGCAGATTCTTCTTTGGTTCTCGGATGAGAGTTAAAAGATTCAAAATTGAGAGAAACCAAATGCAAAACAAAAGCCCATACTATGCTCTTTTATGAGCAAACCCGCTAAAGTTTAAAACAAAACCTACTAAAGATTTGGATATTTAATTAATTTGATTTACTTTTGGAGGTATGAGACATGGTTCACTCTTTAGCGGGATTGGCGGATTTGATATGGCTGCTCAATGGATGGGATGGAATAATGTGTTTCATTGTGAATGGAATGAATTTGGACGAAAAGTTTTAAAATATTACTGGCCTAATGCAATAAGTTATGGAGACATCACAAAAACAGACTTCTCTATTCACCGAGGAAGAATTGACATACTTACCGGAGGGTTTCCATGCCAACCCTTTAGCCAAACGGGAAAAAGAGAGGGCACGAATGATAACCGCCATCTCTGGCCTCGAATGCTTGAAGTTATTAAGCAGATTGAACCGGTTTGGGTTGTGGGAGAAAATGTTTATGGAATTGTTAATTGGAACGGGGGATTGGTATTCGAGCAGGTGTGTACTGACCTGGAACTTCAAGGGTACGTCGTACAACCGATTATACTTCCAGCTTGTGCCGTTGATGCCCCCCATAGCAGAGATAGGGTATGGTTTATTGCCTACTCCAACAACAAGCGATTGGAAAGGGAGCACACCAAAGTCTGCACTAAACAGAGAAAGGTGGAAAAGTCAATTAAAACATTTTCTGAACTACAGAATAGGTTTCAAGAAGCGTACCGTATATCCGAATCCGACGTTGTTAGCAACAATGATGGGGTTTCCACCGCAATGGACGGAATTACCGTTTCAGAATGGAGAAGAGAATCTATAAAGGCTTATGGCAATGCGATAGTACCAGGCGTTGCGTTACAGATATTTAAAGTTATAGAACAATTTGAATTACTTGAAACCACCAAAGGTTAAAATAAATTTGTATTTCTAATTAATCTATACTATCTTTGCAAGAAACAAGAGAATAAGTAATAATTTAATCTTTAACGGGCGATGAAAAAGTTTTTTCAAAAATTAAAGTATAATATGCTTGTGGTAGGACTAGTTCTTGCCATTGCTTCTTTGGTTTTCGGAGTTGGCTTTATTAAATATAAGTTTTGGAGAGCCGAGCATCCACAGGCAAAGACGTGGACTTTCTTTATACCAAAAGGATAATGAAAACATTGGGACTTATTTGCGCTAACCATAATAGACCTCTCATTTTGAGCTTGTGGGTGGAGTCTGTGAACCGTTTAAGACGTGAAACCGAGACATACATACCCGCAGTGGTAGTAAGTGGCTCAGAGGACAAAGGGATATGTGAAAACGGGCATATAGTACACATAGAACAGGAGAACTACCCCGTTTCAGAGAAATACAACCGTGCCATGGCTTATATGAGGTCAATAAAAGTAGACTATTGCATGATTTTGGGTTCCGACAATGTTATGAGTACAGAAACCTACCAAAGAATAAATACAGAAGTACAGAAAGGCTATGACTTAGTAGGAGTACAGAACATCTATTTCTTTGGCACGGCAGGGATATACAAAGGAGACATGGTTAAATTCACAGGAAAGAGTATGCTAGGAGTGTGCAAGACTATAAGCTCTAGCGTGCTTGACAAGGTTGACTGGCGACCATGGACTAAAGATAAGAACTGGGGGCTTGACGGGCTTGTTACTTTAGCTATCAAACCACATGTGCAGACGAGTAAGATTGTGGATGATGCAGTAGTATTCGATATTAAGAGCAAGCAAAACCTGAATCGTGTTGACTTTTGGTGTAAGAAGATCAAGGAGAGGGAAGACCCGCAAAAGCTATACGAAATTTTAAGTACTGAGGAAAGAGAAATACTAAATCAAATAATGAAATGAAAACAAATTATCAAGTAACATTTGGCTATAAAGCAATTATTTGTATCCATGTTAAATCTGAGTCAGAAGAAGAAGCAAAAGAAAAAGCTATTGAAGTCCTTAAAATAAATAGGGATAAAATGTATAAAAACGGGAATCTTGAATTGCAAGATGATAATTTCAAAGCTGATGGTATTTTAAACATGGATAAAACATGGAATATGTTTTAATTAGTAAATGAAAGAAATAACGAGCATCCGCTTCAATAAAGTCCCCGTGTCGGGAGATATAATCAGTACTACCTACATAGTTGGTGATCATTTCTTTAGGGCAGGTATGGCATCCCCGCTAAAGGTATTATCTATTTCTTACGTTAATAAGACTAAGAGAGATAGACTACTTATAGAGTTCGATGGGGAAATTGAGCATGAAATAGGCGTTACACCGGATGTTGAAATATGGTTTGAAAATAAAGATAAGAAAAATGGAAACTGAATTTTGCTGTGAGCCCATAAAGAAAATACTCCCAACATTTAAGTGGTATTTCTATGAAGAGGATGGTACTAAAAAATATACCATGGCTTGCATAGGGGGATTCCATGTTAACTACTGCCCCTCTTGCGGAAAAAAGATAAGGGGTATAACTCTTAATGAAGAAGAGTATAACAAGCTAATGTTTGAACAATTATGATAGAAAACCCAAAGATAGAACTGACAAGAAAGCAACTTGATGAAGGTATCTTAACCGACAAGTGCAACCAAGTGATTGTAGAGATGACGTACTCTAGCGATGGTGCTACAACGAGAAGCGGAATCGTATATGGGTTTAATCGGTCAGTAAATTACGCTGAAGGTTCGGACTCTCATCCCGCAAATCTTCAAGAGGTATGGGGTATAGTTTACAAGTGCCCACCAAAGCTCTACTACAATGAGAATGATCCTAATTCTATGGAATGGGATACCGATATGGAACTACAAGAATCAGACGTGGTTTTTTTCTCTTTAATAGAATCGGCAAATTCGCATGAAGTCCTTTGCGAGGGCAAGACCTACAAGATACTGCCTTATGCTGACTGCTATGTGGCAAAGAGAAAAGAAGTCGAACTGTGGAAACTTGGAGGAAACTTTGAGGGTGGATTAAGGGAAGTTATTAAAGTCATCCCTCTTAACGGCTACGTACTCTGTCAAACAGTAAACCTCCCAAAGTTATCAGCCTTAGACGTTACAAGCGAAGACAAAATAGACAAGACAAGAGCTATAGTCCGGTATGTTGGAACCTGCAATAGATCATATAAAGTTAAATCCTACATAGACCACCAAGACCTACAACCAGGAGATGAGGTATTGCTTGAGAGAAATACGGTACACCTCCCGCTTGAGCGAAAGAGTTACTCTGCCACGTTCAATGGAGATGAGTTGTATATTCTGATTCCTAGAAGAAAAATTGCCATGGTAATCAAAAGGAAAAGCAATGAGTAAAATGAATGAAAACGTTGCCACAGAAGCACTAATGCACTTACACACTTTTGGATTTCTTACAGATAGAAAGGTTGATCTTGTATCCGAGTTGTTTGATGTAGACGCTAAAGCTATTTGTACAGAGTGTGGTATAACTTACAATATTACAGAAGATGACCGTTAGCGTTGTGATCCCTTTTAAAAATGACGATGAGCAGGTTCATAACGTCGTAAACAACCTGCTAGCAACTGCCGAGGATAACTCGGATATTGAAATTATCATCGTTAATGACGGTTCTTTCAGTCATAATGGCAAGTTTAGGCCGTTAATGATTGATAATTCAGTCGTAAGGGTTATTCAGAATCCTATCTCTCGTGGTGTCGGCTACTCACTGGATAGAGGGGTGGAAGCCGCCAAAGGAGAAATTATAGTCATACTTGGATGCGATATCTACACTCAAAAGGGATGGGATACCAAAGTAATAAAAGCAGTAACAGAGAGACCTAACTCAATAGGCTGTGCAGTCTGCATAGGAGATAAGCCCGACAAAGATGGTAACTTTCATAAGCGTTACGGGGCAGACCTAGTTATAACTGTTGACAAAGACGACCTTCCACCTTTCTCTAAGCTCCGTCAAAAGCCTAACTACGCTGATATATTCAAAGGCAGATGGAAGACAGATGTTGTATCAGACGACATAAGTCCTATCTCATGTCTAATGGGAGCCTTTTATTGGACATCAAAGAGATACTATCAGTTCATTGGTGGCTTTGACACTGACCCTAAAGTGAGGTGGCAGGGGCACATCCAATGGGGTACACTTGAGCCTCATCTTAGTTTAAAGAGTTGGCTGGTAGGTGGCGGATGCTATCTCATGCCAGATGTAGAGGCAACTCATTTCTTCAACAGAGAGGGAGTTAATAGGTACGAGAAGGGGCCACGAAGTCCCTTGAAGATGTTCTGGAATAGATTGTGGGTACTCGAAACTATGGTTATGGATGCCGACCAAAGGAATAAAATATCTAACTTCCTATACCCTGAATTAAACCTTAACAAAGCAAGAACTCTAATTAAGAAAAACTACGCTAACGTACTTAAGATACGAGCGAGAAATAAGCAGATATTCACTCATGATCTGTCTTGGTTTTCCGAACAGTTCAATTTACCAATTAAGACAAGATGAAAACAGTTGATTCTTTTAACATACAGATATGGATTGGACTAAGAGAAGAATATTCTGATATTAGGCACAACATCAATGAGGTTTATGATGTCTGTTATAGATATTGCCAATACCCAGGTAATTGTGTTACCATAACACCCACAAGGTTTGTTTACAAAGACGGATGGGAAGACGGCGCAATAGTTGGGTTTATTAGCTATGCAAGGTTTCCCAAAGAAAAACAACGATTGATTTATGATGCGTGGGAGCTAGCGGATAGGCTAATGATTAAATTTAAACAAAGAAGGGTTTCTATAACCACGCCAGAGAAAACTTATTTATTAGGAGAAGATTAATGAAAACAATAAATAGCTTATCGGGAGGTAAGAGTTCGTCTTATATCGCAAAGAACTATCCTGCGGACTATGATGTCTTTGCCTTGGTCAGAACGAATGACAAGAAGTTAAAATATCCCGACAAAGGAATAAGAAAGACCGTTTCTCTTAAACTACAGAAAGATTTTATAGGAACCTTAGAAATGGATGCTATTATACCCATAATGTTAGAACTAGAGCAGTTTATAGGGAGAGAAATCTTTTGGGTTAGCGGAGAAACCTTTGATGATATTATCAAGAAGAAAGGTAATTATCTGCCCAATCTAATGGCTCGTTATTGTACTACTGAACTTAAAATGAAACCTATTTTTGAGTGGTGGCAACGCTATGTTAAGGATATTTGTTATATGAACATTGGGTTTAGGTTTGGAGAGGAAGATAGGATGGTAAGGATGCAAGATAAGTTAAACAGTGAAGGTCTTGATACTTATAAAGCTATTGTAGGAACCCGCAAGAGTCAGAATAAATGGGGAGACATAGCATGGAGAATACCTAAGTTCCCTCTTATAGAGAATAGAATAAGAAAGGATATGGTAGATGCCTATTGGAAAAATAAACCAGTGCCATTTATTGAAGGTTATTACAACAACTGTGTTGGTTGCTTTCACAAGAATCCATTACTTCTTTCAATGATGAATAGAAATAATTCGGATAAGATGAAGTGGTTTGAACGTAAAGAGGATGAAACCGGCAATAGATTTAGAAAAGAAATTACGTTTAAGCAGATAAATGCGTGGAAGCCTTACGCTGAGTTAACCTTCTCAGACTTTACTGATTGTGATAGCGGATACTGTGGTCTTTAAGACCCGCTAAAGTCATATTCTAAGTTTTAGTTATCTTTGCATCCAAGATTTATAAGATAATTTAAAACGTAAAAAAATGTTTGTAAATACAAAATTTTATTCTTGGAGCGATAAGCGTGATTCTGCTTACCGTGTATCACCTCTCGACGAAAGGCTTTTAGGCTATCGTGAGTTTCTTATCAACCCCAATAGGATTAGTGATCTTATCGAGGGCAACGATTCAACAATTCAAGTTCCCACTTCTTGGTTTAAGTTCTTCGATAATGAGGTAGATAGGAGAGAAGGGTGGAGTTATGGTAAAGCCTACATTGCAGTAGCAACCATTATAGCTACAGACGATGTCCCTTTTCATTCAAACATGGTTACTTTACCTATTTGCAAGCACAATAACCCCGATGCTCTGACAGTGGATACCACATTACCGGTAAGTTGTATTGCTTACTTTGACAGGTACAATCCGAGACCCACTGAATATGTGTGGATGTGCTATCGAAACGGGGCATTTAAACGCAGAGAGGTTCTTGTCAAATATTCACTTGAGGATATAGAAGACCTTCTCGAATCAGGAACAACCACATCTAGTACAGAACAGTAATCCTTTAATTCTACAGATATGTTTCTATTAACAATAGTAGAGGATTGGAGGATTGACGGAGGGCGTAGAGTCCCCGACAAGACCGATGGTAATCTATACCTTCTGAATACCAACAGAATGTATGAGATCACTTCTGACTTTGAGGACAAACAGAGGATGCGATTCTTCGATAACCATTCTAATTCGAGAGACGGAGGTGCATGGATGAAGATATGGGATACGGCTTTAAGTAATATTACCGATGCGGCAGATACTGATATAGGCTCTAAGGATGTAACCTTTAATAAGTTTATTGACAACGACCCCACATTAGCTACCACAGAGATTACGATAGGCAAGGCTGCCATAGCCTATTGCTACCCTTATAACCATGATGGGAATAGTGCCTATACCTGGATTTTATATTCAGACGGAGGTTGGGACATGATAAGAATTTTAGTCAGTCACGACTACACAGCAGTATATATGCTTTTAGAAGAAAATCAGCTTAATTAGGGTTTTACGTGTCAACCAAAACCCCATTGTTGAAGTGACTCTTTCGGGAGTCATTTCTTTTTTGTATCTTTACATCCGACACGTAAAATATTAAAGCAATGGGAAAGTATTCAAAACACACAGGTATTACTAAAAATGGCAACGAAAGATGGCGTTGTGTTATAGAGCATAATGGGACTCGATATAATTTGGGTTATTTTGACACAGAGGAAGATGCCATAATAGCGAGAGAAATTAAAAAACTTGAGTTAGGGGTGTCTAATTATGTGATGGATTTAGACGGTGAGATATGGGCTTCTTCACCTACGCTTGGAAAAGGTTATGTTGTAAGCAATAAAGGGCGAGTTAAGTCGTTAAATTTTAGAAGAGAGGGGAGAGAGCAACTGATCTTAACTCATCCAAGTATTAATGGTAGGTATCTTAGTATTATTACTCATGTTAGTTCTTATTTAGTTCACCGATTAGTTATGGAAGCCTTTTGTGGGGCAAGCGACCTGCAAGTAAATCACATAGATAATAACCCACGAAATAATTGCATTGAGAACTTAGAATACGTTACTAATAGGGAAAATTACAGTCATGCTATAGGCGGAGCAAAAGGATGTTGTTATACCAATGGACGATGGATGGCTGCGATAAGGATAAATAAAAAAAGCAAGACACTCGGTTATTACGATACCTACGAAGAGGCACACCAAAGATATATTACTGCACTAGATGAGTACGGCATTACCAATAGGTATGTGAAAGTGTAGTATCTTTGTCTTATGCAAAACATTCCTAACTTTCCTATACGAGAGCAGAAGAGTGATTACGACTGTGGCGTAGCAGCCCTTTGGTGCATATTGAAATATTATAACAAAAATGTAAGTTACAAAAATGTAACATCGCTGCTAAAGACTTCCCCTATACACGGGACATCGGTTAAGCGTTTTATTAAAGTAACGAAAAGGCTAGGCTTAAGTTGCGACTATTTCCGCAACGACATTTCTCGCATTAAAAAGTATATACGAAAAGAGATACCAATAGTATGTCTTATACAGAACCAGAAAGAACTGAGTTGGTACAACACATGGGAGCATGGACACTATGTAGTTCTGATAGGCTATGCCCGCCAAAGGCTATACTTCTTTGATCCTGCTACAGGAGGGATAGAGATGATTTCAATTAAGAAGTTCAAGAAGCAGTGGCACGACATGTCAAGGGGTGTTGTGTATAAGAAAGTGGCTATTGCTTGTAAAATATAATCAGAAATATTTGGATTTGTCATTTATGTGTTTTATCTTTGGTCAAAATTTAAGACTATGGTAACAATACACATTAAATGGGTAATTGTAATAATTGCAACAATAGTTTGGTATGTTTGGTTACGTTATGCGACAAAACCAAGCGGAGGCGATTATGGAAGCATTGGTTCTGCAATAGGAGCAGTAATTCCAATATTTTGCTATTCTTTGTTTTGGATAATTTGGTTGATAATCTTCTACTAAATCTCTAATAAATCTCTAATAATGAAAACAGCAGAAGAAATATTGGATAACTGCGTTTCTCTAGTTAGCGAGGGGAATGTTATGCCTGAAAGAAATTGGTATTCTAGACGGAGCGTATTGGAGTGTATGGAGGAATATAAGGCCACGAGCTTAGTGATGCCATGCGATAAAGAGGTGAGGGAGACGCTTCATATTATATTATCTAAAATAGACATAGATAAAGATAATCTTGATTATATAAAAGCTAACGAAGAAATTTGCGGGAAGTTGAGATGGGACTTAGTTGAAAGAATTAGTAATTATATTAAAAACATAAAAGATGGATAAAGGAGAGAAAGTATTTTGGACGATATTTTTAATATGCCTAATGGCTAACTTAATAAATATCTATTTCTGTATTACAACAGAAGATTATATAATGAACTTTGGAAAAGCCATGATGCTTATGCTGGTATCAATGTTTGGACTTGAGGCAATAGGTGCTATAATTTTAATTTGGAAAGATAAGATATAAAATGCACGCTAACACCGGTAATGATATAATGCAAAAACAGTGATATTAACTTAATAATCAACACTATGTCAAAACAAAAACACACACTTGAAAGTATTGCAATGACCACCCTAAAAGAAGGAAAGTGGTTTTACAGCAATAAAGAAGACAGGCACTTAACAGCAATATCTTCACATCTCGGAGTAAAAATTAAGACAGAAAGAGTTCTTATTATTAATCCACAGACAGCAGAAACGGTTAAAGCTACTAAAGTTACAATACTGTAAAACTTATGAAAGAAGATTTAATACAATATATTACAAATGCTCTATACAGGGCGCATGATTACGACATGCAAACAATGAAACCTATTGAATTTGATAAGTGGGTAGAAGAGCAAACATTAATGCTTGGTTTATACTTTGATTCTACAGTAAGCAAGGATAACTGCCCTGAATGTGGCTATTACAAGGGTCATATTAGAGGATGTCAGAAAGCAGTAAGGGATGTAACAGACGAGGAAATAGAGGAAGAGGAATATCACGAAATACATGATGACATTAATGAGGCTCGAAGAACCGGAGAAATAGAATAATTCCGACCCCGCTAAAGCATTAAGAATATCCTAATAATGATAGTAATACTACTACTATCTAAGACTATTTAATGAGTCCCACCAAAGTTAGTATCTTTGCATTCAAACAAGAGATGGATGGCGAGAAAGAAAAAAGAAGAGTTAGATACTGATTTAATTGACCGAGTAGAACTAGGCATACGTCCTGAACAGATAGTTAAATACTATAGGGAGAGTGGAAACCTACCGGCAGACTTTAATCCTTACGGAGATTATGACATTGGTCAGCTTAAGTTTTTAGGTGATGCCCCACCAAAGAATACACCCTATTATGTTGGAGTGAACCTAGACGATGAAGATTTAATCCCGATTTTTATTTCTACACCACAACCCCCAAAGGAAGAGTTAATAACAAACTATGGATTACCTAAAGACGATCAGTTTTGGAGACGACCAGAAGTACCTATAACACTTAAGAAATTAGAAGAGAGAGCGTATCTATCTCTTTATGAAATAGAAGTACGTAATCGCCAAGAAGTTGTGCAAGGGTATCGTATCTATCAGAAGTACTGGGAGATACTAGAACAAGAGTCAGATAAGTATAGGGACGAGATACAATGGATAAAACATATTTGGTGGTGGAGGCTTAATGGCTTTTGGATGTTCAATGACGGAGAACTCGTGTATCTATCAGGAGATTACTTTGACTATCTTGCCTTTTGGTATATCAAAGAATCAGAAGTTTATCCTGACTTTAGGGAGGAGGATAGAAAGAACTCTATATTCTCAAAGTATCTTGAGGAGACAACAGAGACCTTTCAAGAACTACATCCAGAAACGGGGAAAGCGATAAAGAGCGAGGACGGTACATATCGCATGGTTGATGTAGGCAGTAGAACTTTTTTTGGTGAGATGACACCTAAGTTCAGGAGGGCAGGGGAAACGCAGAGAGGTTGTCATAAGGTATGGAAAGGCACAAGTACTATGCAAGCCGCCTATGGTACTATCATATCAATGGAGGGGGATAATGCCGAGAAACACTACTACAAGAAGTTAATTCCTGCATGGAATAAGTATCCTATGTTTCTTAAGCCTATATGGATGGGTAGCAAAAGACCATCATCTCTCAAGTTGATTGAACCGCCTAACGTGTGGAATATTGAAGGACTTGGGAGTACTATTGATTTTACGGGAAGTGCGGGTGTAGGCAAAAACGACGGAGACACGCTCCACTTCAGCCTTATGGACGAGGAAGGCAAAGATTCCCGTGCATCTATCTTTGAAAGATGGAGTGTCAACAAGATGGCTATGTCGAGGGGTGGTGGTACTAATATTATTGGCTACTCACTTCACCCGTCCACAGTAGAGGAGATGGATGGTGCAGGATTAGAATACTATAAACTTGCTCAGTTATCTTGTTTCTATGAGAGGATGCCCGTAGTTGGACAGACCTATTCGGGACTTGCAAGGATATTCATTCCTTCCTATAAGAAACTTGAAGGTTATATTGACAAGTGGGGAAAGTCTGTCATTGAAGACCCGACAGAGAGACAGATGGCGCATAGTCCAAGGGCTAAGTTTGCACTGACAGGCAAAGGAGCAAGAGAAACACTTCAATCTCAATTAGACTCATTACTATCTAAAGGAACACCGGAGGCACTTGAGGCTTACAGATCAAGAAGAAGAAAATTTCCTATGAAATGGGCGGACTGTTGGTTGGGCTCTGCCGGTAACGCAGGATTCAATCTTGAGATAATAGATAAGAGACTCGCTGAGATAAATAGGGATAGAACGATTCACAAGCAACCCTATAGAACAGGGAATCTTTATAGAGAGAATCCTAACGACAATCAGAGTAGAGTTCTTTGGGCGGACTCAGTAGAAGGCAAATGGGAACTATCTATGATACTCCCGCCAGAGCTAACCAACCAAAGGATAAGATGTGATTACTTTGATCCTATAAAAATGCAATGGCTACCTGCATGGAAACCAGTAAGAGGAGATAAATTCACTTGTGGTCTTGACCCTTTCAGATCAATTAAGAAAGCGGATGTTAAGGATATTGGTAGACTCACTGGTAGTGCAAGCAACTCTCGTCAATCCGATGGCGGTATCTGTGTCTATTGGGAATATGATAAGACCATTGACGGCGGTAAAAATAGATTAGACTGGCAGAGTGATAGAGTGGTATGCGTATATAGGGCAAGACCAGCATCACAAGAAGAATATTTTGATGATGCGATAATGACGTTACAGTACTTTGGGGCGATGTGCTATCCTGAGTACAACGTGGAGAGAGTTGTTACTTATCTTATAGAACATGGTATGTGGGGTTATATGCTCTATGATATTAATACTTTGACAGGCAAGCCTAACCCAATGCCAGGAAGATATACATCAACAGATACTTGGTCTGATGCTTTCGGTTTAATCAAAGACCATATAGAGTTCAGAGGTCACGCAGAGTGCCATGACAAACTGCTAAATGAGATTAAGGCTATACGAGGCCCAGAGTCCATGACACACCTTGACCTTGCTGCTGCTTTCTGTATGGCTAAGTTTGGTAGTCAGTCCCGCCATAGAGAAATAATATCAGGGGGGAATAAGCAACCTAGTCTAGACATAAGTTCTATCGGTATGTTCAGAAAGAGGTATATCTAGAAAGTGAGTATCTTTGTGGAAAATTATAGCCAATGATTCCAGTTCTCGATCACTTAAAAGGGCAAGAGTTCCCTAGTCGTGATATAGACCCAAAGAAAAAAGAAACACCTGAATATTATAAAGGAAATGCACTTGGAATATATTCATTGTATTGCTCTAATCAGACCTCTTGGGGGTTCAATGATGTAAATAGATTTAATAACAATAGGTTATACTCTAGGGGTGAACAATCACCGGAAGCCTACAAGTCTTTCTTAGTTCAAGATAACAACACAGACTCAAGTACTACTCCCGCCTCGGTAGAGAATTGGGACGACTTACCTCTATCAAGAGTACACAAACGCCAAGGATGGAGCAACGTCAACTTTAAGAACCTTTCCCCTGCGCCAGCCATAATGAACTCCTTGCATGGTATGTTTGATAAGATGGACTTTGACAACTACGTCAATACCATAGACTCAGACTCTAAAGGACTAGCAGAAGATGAGAAGTACCGTAAGATGGTAGAGGCTAAGTTCTCAGACTGGCAGGTAGAGTTTAAGAAGAAGGCAGGGATACCCGTAGATGAACAGATGATATATCCGAGGACTCAGGAAGAGTTCGATATGTTTGAAGCAGAGGATGGGTTTAAGTTAGCAGTGGCATCAACCATGCAGAAGCTAATAAGACATTCTTTTGAGATAAGCAGATGGGATAATGTAGTACGTAAGAAGATAATTGATGACCTTATAACTTTAGGCTATGCGGCGGTCAAGGACTACTACGATGCTAGTGAGAAGAAGTGGAAGGTTAAATACCTAGACCCTGCCTATCTAGTCATTCAATACTCTAACGAGTTTGACTATCACGATGCGGACTATGCGGGCTATCTCACTTATTGGACTATCTCAAGTCTGAGAAATAAGTTACCTGAGTGTTCAGAGGAAGATTTAAAAGCACTTGCTTACAAGAACTACGCTAAGTGGGGCAACCCAAGTACTCAGTGGGACACAAAGTTTAGTCAGCTAGACCCCGCAACGAACACCTACAAATCTATCAATGGTTTTAAAGTCCCTGTCTTTGAGGCAGCATGGATGGACTTCGACATAGAGAAAAGACTTTACTATCGTAACAGGCATGGAAGGGATTTGGTTATTGACTTGGGGTACGATGGCGAGGTAAGACCAATATCCGAAGAGTCTAAGAGACTAGGTGCAAAGCAGGATGTCAAGACTATCGGGATGAAAGTACCGAGGGAGTGTTATTGGGTTGTTGACACCGATTACGTCTTTGATTATGGCAAGATAAGGATGGCAGACCGCAAGAGCCTAACCGAACCAAAGTTACCATTCCACGTAGAGCAATTACTACAACCACCTATAATAGAAAACCTTATTCCTATACTTGATGAGATAACGCAACTCTATCTACGCTTTCAGAACTCATTAGCAATGATGGTAGAAAGAGGATATGCTGTTAACTTGGCAATGCTTAATAATTTGAACTATGGCGGGGACACACTACCCGCAGCAGAGGCTATACGCATGTGGAGGCAGACAGGAGTACTCCCTTATCAGTATATCAACGCAGCAGGAGTAGGTGGTATGTATGGTGGCGGTGCAGCCACACCTATCACCCCGATAGATGGTGGACTTGGGACGAGGGTTGAAGAATCGGTCAGAGCCATGGAGTTTGCCTTCAGGAAGATTGAACTATTCGTTGGTGTAAATCTGATGAGCCTTGGAATCACGCCAGAGGCTAACGTACCTGCTGAGAATACCAAACAGGCTATGCAGAGTACTATGAACGCCCTAAAGCCTATCTTAGATGCTTCTCTTGAAGTAAAACAGAGCGCAGGAGAGAGTATGATGAGGAGAATACAGATAGGACTAAGAAACTCTCAGGAGATAAGGGATAGCTATAGCGGGGTTGTCAGTCCCATGGATATACAGGCTATGGTCGAGATGGAGAAAAACGCCGTAGAGTACGGACTATTCCTTAAACCTAAACCTGACGAAAAGAGAAAGCTGATGTTCTACAAATGGATTGAGGCTGCTCTACAAGACACCAGAGATGGAAATACGGGACTCTACACAAGTGATGCTATATACTTTACCGAGAGACTTGAGATGGGAGACGACATTCTTGATCTCACGAGACAACTAAGGTACAGGATTAAGAAGAACAAAGAGGAGAAGGAACAGGCAGATATGGCACAGAGTCAAGCTCAGATACAGGGACAGATGCAAGCCGAACAGTTGAAACATCAGAACGCCATGCAGCTTGAACAACAGAAAGGGCAGATTAGTGTTGGCGAAGAACTGATAAGAGGCAAGATAACAGAAAGTCAGACCAATCTTGAGATGACAAGGGATGTGTACACACAACTCATGGAGAGTGCCAATGCAGAGCGGGGAATTAACACTTCAATAAGGAGATAATATGGCAAATCTTAATTCAGAAGACAAACTCAAAATATTTGAGAACGTCATAGCAAGGGTTGGCATTGAAAACGCCCTAAAGGAATACACTAGAGCTATATCTTCTTTAAATGGGTTTCAGAGTATGCAGGAACTAACCCCGCCAATGCCTGAAATTAACTCTGCCGTGGACGCAGGAGGCACTATCTCTCCGCCAATGAACGGAAGTATGCCCCAAGGTAATCCTATGCCAAATCAGCCATTGATGTAAAATAATTGATGATTTATTTGGATTTGTTGGTTTATCCTATTACCTTTGTTTATTGATGCGTTTCTAATAGTAAAAACAAGGATGGAAAAAGACAATGAATTTATGTGGAGACAATTCTGTCGACTTGGAGAGATGATAGGTGATGGACTCCATTATGAGGAACCGTGGATAAGTAGAGATTATAAAAGGCTACAAAAAATATTATTACCTGAAACAGATATTGAAAAAGAGTACAGGTTAAAGATTCGGAAAATAAAAAATGAAAAACTTGATAAGCAGATTCTAGAGAGATTAAAAGCTGATAGATGTGATTGTGGCGGCGAATTAGTCCAAACAAGGAGTGGAAGTAGAACTGTTGTTTGTATAAAATGCGGAAAGAGGTATCGGTATGGAGTAACAAAACCCGCTAAAGATTTGGATAATTCAAAATAAGGTTTTATCTTTGGGGAAAATAAGAGATATGTCTATGGATTACTGTAAAGTGGATGATCTTCCTAAAGATGTAAGAAACGCATTAAGGAGAGCAGTGAAAAAATCTACATCATTTGTTAAACTCCTAGAACCACCCAAAGACCTTACTCTCTATACTACGATAGAGCTTAGTTGTGTTTATAGGGTTTCTTATGATATAGAGACGGGTAAGATATATCGTATGCACCAGATCACTCCCCATTGGTAAATAATCATTTGTAAAATAATGCTTATCTTTGTGATTGATAAAATTACGAGGATGAGTAATTCAGAAAGTAAAACACTTAAATTAAATAGCCCTGTTAAGGGTTGTGTTTCGTATCATCCTCGTGGTATTTTGTCACACAACTTGAGACAGGGTTTTTCTATAACTTATCTTCTCTCCCCACTGATTATATCGAGTGTAATAGAAGAAGTACTATTTGTAGTATGGAGTGAGATTACTAAATCTATGCGCCGAGTGCCAACTTCTCGACATAGTGGGATATGCTCGCAAGAGTCTACTCATAACTCCACCTATCAACCCATAGGGCTAAACTAACTAATAGAGTGCCAAGAAAGGCAATGAGGAATACATATCCCCATAGAAGTTGCTTTACTCAAAACTGACTACGTTTATAGTCACTCAACTACTGAAATAAGCATTTGTAAAATAGTTGTATCTTTGCGGATAATTAAAAACAAGAGACAATGCCAGACGTATTTGATACATTTCAGAAGTTTGAAGGTGAACCTCCGCAAGAGCCGACGGGTAATCCGACAGAACCAGTAGCAGTACTAACACCTTCACCGGAAGGAACACCACCGGCAACACCTCCTTCGGGAGAGCCGCCCAAAGCGGATGAGTTCTTTAACACGATGAATACGAGATTCAACACTCAATTCAAAGATGAGTCAGAAGTAAAAGCACTTTTTGAGTTACCGAAAAAGGTTTCGGAATACGAGACAAAGTACAAAGACTACGACAACCTTAAAAAGAGTGTAGATCAATATAAACTTGACCTTGAGAATCTTTCACAGAGCGAGGCACAGAAGTACCTTAGTGACCCGATAATGCAAAAAGCATGGGTAGTAAAGGAACTGAAAGCTAAGTACCCTAACTCAGATGTTAGTGTTCTTACAAACCTTGCCATGACAGACTTGGATAAGATGGATAACCTTGACATCCTTGCCAGCGAAATTAAAATGAAGCTGCCAACAAGAAGTCTAGATGCCATAAAGTCTGTTTTGCTTGATGAGATAGGCGCAGATGCCTCAGTAGACCCTAAAGAATGGGACGAGAAGACACTGACGAAATTAGAAATCAAAGCATCCACGGCACGAGAGAACATAAAAGCACTCCTTGGAGGGGTACAGCTACCAAAGATCGAAACAAAGGAAGAAGCACAGGCTAAAGCCGCAAGTGAACTGGCAAAGAGAACAGAGCAAGCGACCCCGCTAAAGGCTGATTACCTAAAGTACGATGAGTTTAAAGTGAAAGAAGACCTTAAGTACACAGTACCCGATGAGTTCAAGTCTAAGTTACCCGATATGTTTGATGCCTTTATTTTGAAAGCAGGGAACGAACCCACGCCAGAGAACCTACAGACATTAAACGACCTTAGAGATGCTTTCTTCTTTTCTGAGTATAAAGATAAGATTTACGAAGTGATGTATAAGGATGCAGAGTCGAAGGTAAAAGCGGAACTGGACAAGAAGTTGGAGAACACCACCCTCCCGAACACGGCAACAGCCTCGGACGGAGCGGGCAGTGATAAACCAACAAGCGACGGTACTGAGTTCATGAAGTTTCTCAATGGGCAAGGCAGAGCAACACGAATTTAGTTACTAAACGAAAAATTTATTTTAATAAGTCATGTCAACAATAACAAACAATCCGATCTTATCGAATGCCAAGCAAGTACGCTATGGTGCGATATGGTCATCCGTTTATGACATGCTCAAGCCTCAGATATGGCAGGAGCTTGTTAAGTATTATGGTGGAGGCGTAGGTCTCGCCGAATTTGCTCACATCATGGGAGCAACGGTCAATATAGCGGGGCCGACAAAGATTGTCTATGAAGAAGGGTCTCCTTATAAACTAGTTACTCTTGGAATAGGCGGTATCGCTATTGCCGGTGAAGGTGTAGATATTACATTTACCCTTGATGCAGCAGAGTATGACACAAGCAATAAGGCTTATCTCGCAGTAAGAGATATGGTTGTTATTCCTGCTTACTATCTTGAAGAAGATGGTACTAAGTCAGTGAAACCTGAGAACTACCAGGTTACTAGTATTAATGGTGTAGGTGTTGCTGCTATCTATACAGCTACTCCTCACAAGAGCAACATAGCCGTTGTTGAGCCTCTGCTCGCAGGCGTTGAACTGATGGTTACTGGTGGTCTTGTAGCTAACGAAACATCTGTTGGTGTTCCTAAAGCAAGCGGATGGTACTCACGTACTTTCCACTGCTCAACAATCAGGACTCCGTGGGCACAGGGCGGTTCAACACAGAGCAACCAGAGGTACTACGAAGAACTCAAAGGTGGCGGAACAGGTATCTTCTCAAAGAATACCGCAGAGGCCGACATGAGACATACTAAAACAATGTCTGACCAGATGTGGATAGGTTCAGGTGTTACCAATACCTTTACCATGCTCAATAGGGACAATGATGCTATTGACGTAACAGGTACAGTTGGTGTTCTTGAGCACCTTGTAGACCGTGCAATGCCTCAGTACTACACTGCTGCTTATGACAAGCCTTGCTTCGAGGATATCAAAGCCGCTCTTCAGTCACAGGGCGTACTCGACAGGAACGTAACCTTCTTCTTCGGTAGCGAACTTGGTCGTCAGATCGAAAACCTGAACCTTGATTTCATTAAGGAATTTTCAGGTGGAACAGACTTCATGAAGACCATGGGGTCAATAGACAGCACATTCAAAGCTGTTAAGTACAACGGAGTGAACGTATCATTTAAAGAACTGTCAGTACTTAGCGATCCTATTGCTTACGGTGCTGATGCTTTCGATGACAGTTTCCGTAGCCTTGGTTTCATACTTCCTGATGTTGATGTCAACGTAAGGGGTAGCCTTGAGTCACTTGAGACCGTTAAGCTGAAAAACTTAACACTTGGTCTTAAGGATTACAATGGAGAAGACAGGAGTCGTCTCGTATCTGTTACTAATGGACTTGGTTCACAGGCAACAGACCTTTGGGATGACAGACGTGGTGATATCTTGAGCGAGTTCATGGTGATCTTTAATAAGGTTAACCAGGCAATCTTAATTCAGGATGACCGTATCCTCGTCAGTCCCTGATAATCAATAGATTATGTTTATTTAAAGGAGGTATTTGCGTATCTCCTTTTTTTATTTTATCTTTGAATATAATTTAAAAACAAGAGAAATGAAAAAGAAAGATTCTTTAGAGAAACAATTTGACGTATTTAGCGAGGAGGTAATTGATTTCTTTGATAAGTGTCCTGAAGAGGAGGCGGCATGGATGGCTGTATCTTTGTGTAGGGATATTATTAATTCTGTATCTAATAACCACGTAGAGGAATTAGGGTTTGTTGAATTACTAAAGGATGACCTTAAATCTTTTTTTGAGTTTTGCAAAAAACAAGAAAAAAAGCAGGATGATACCGATAAAGGTTAGCGGTAATTAATTTTTTCTTATCTTTGCGAAAATAAAACAAGAGAAAAATGATTTTAGTCAACAGTAGACAAATTGAAGCCAATGCCTTACTTGATGGTGCGTCAGAACACCCGATGCGCAAGTATGCTATGGAGTATAAGAAAGGAATAGAAGTCCTTAAGAAGACCTTTGGTGATCAGATAAAGTTTAAGCGTCCTAAGTTTCCAAAGAGAACTAAGGGTGTTGATCACCGTGACAAAGAGGTGGCTAATATGGCATTGCCCACACCGCCACTGCTTATGCCTCTTACCGCAAGGGTAAACGGAGAAGCAGGACTAGAGATATGGGAGTATTGCGAAGGCGCACCAAAGCTATTACCTAATGGACTTTGGGAGTCAACAGGAAAGAGAAGTAAGTTTATTACAGAGAATCTTGTTGTAAGTCTTAACAAAGACCCTGAGCTAGCTTTCTTCATCTACTACAAGAGTCCTCTCTTTTCAAGGGAAGGTAAGAACGGAAGGATGAGCATCAAAGAACTCGTTATTGATGATCCTAACTTACAGGCAAAACTTGAAGGAGATAAGGAGAGAGCAGAACTTGAACTTAAGACAGCTCTTTACGGGGTTTTACAGGATGGAGAACATCTTAACGTAATGGCACAGGCTTATGGTGTTGCTACAGACAAGAAGCATCCAGACGCTATAAGGAAAGAGTTGAAAGATAAGGTTCTTGCCGGTGAGAGACAGAAGAGAAGAGACCCGATGGCTAAAGGCGTTAGGGAGTTCCTTGACGAACTTAAAGTCACTGATGCTGTCCGTTTGAGGAGTCTACTTACCTCTGCCGAGAAAGATATGGGCATGATTAAGTTCCTCCCCAATGGAGAGTATAAAATAGGCGACAGACTGCTTTGCAAAGTGCCTATAGGCGAACTTACCCACAAGGAACAGTATCTTGCCAACCATCTTCATAATGCAGCAAACCGACCAAAGCTACAGGACTTACTAAGAGATATTGTTACTAAGGAATATCTTGATAATACAGGTGATAGTAAGCAGTTCTTTTGGCTTGCAAGGATGATGGATCAAAAGGTAGAGTTTAAAAGCAAGGAAGAGATAAAGGAAATGGTTTATAGTACGTTTGTTCAAGATTAGTAGGTTTTAAAAAACTAAAAGAGACTTAAGAAGCTGCCGTCGTGCAGTGTGTTCATTTCTGAGCACCTCTCTTGTTTTTTCTGCCCTGACTTCGGTTGGGGCAGTTTTGTTTAAAATCGCTCTCGTCTAAAATAGTTATCTTTGTACAAATTCTGAGAAATGATTTACACAAAGGATTTCTACCAAATATTTCTTGATGCGATAAGGGCAGACTCTAGGGGGCATACGGTAGATATAGATGAATTTAACCGTAACTTAAGGGTTTGTAACCAAGAGTTGTATGACGACTATATTGATGCTTTTGAGACTAACACGCAGAGTACGGACGACCTTGCCTATTTTAAAACACTTAACTATGCGATTAGTCTTAGCTTAAGCGGGGATGCTAGGGTGGGAAACCTGCCAGCGAACTACTACTACCTGATAGGCAAACCAAGAGTCGTTAATACTGCGGGTCTTACAAGACGAGTTGATCTTGTTACTACTTATGAGGATGCTGTTAGGGAAGAGGACTTCCTGACCATGGCTAGTGAGACATATCCTACAGCTACTATAGGAGGGATAAGTGCCACCTATGATATTCAGATGAGGGTTAAGCCAACCACGCTAACGACTGTCTATATAGACTACTTTAGGACTATTAGTACTCCATATCTAGACTATTACCAGAACAATATTACCACGATAGAGACGTTCTTGCCTGAGTCAACAACCCCGCAAAGTATTGGAACCGGATATACGTATAGAGATGGTACAGCAGGAGGTACAGGAGTGACCGTTACAAGTCTTACTGTAGATATGCTTTGGGATAACTCGGACATACCGCTTCTACTTGCCAAGATGCTTAAGAAGGCGGGAGTACAGTTACCCGATGAACTGCTTATACAGAGTGGCGTGGCAGAGGAAACTAAAAACGAATAACAATGTTAAAAAAGGAGATACGGAGCTTAATCTTTAATCTGCTACCCAAATATGATAAGAGTGGGAAGTACCATTTTCGCCTGCTTGATGCCGCCATAGAGAGAGTGCTGATTGAGATGTACCAAGAGGTATTCTATGAGAATCCTTTGGCACTACAGCGTTTCACCAAGCCTTATGGATACACAACTGCACTGACTGTTATCTCGGAAGCCACCACAGGACTTTACTACACCAATGTACCTGCTCAGTATGTGGTTTTTAAAGATAAAAGTTCTGGTATTCGCAGGGTCTCTACTCCGGTGCAAGGTGCTTTCACATTCTTTCCAATGGATCAGAGGGAGATGGACTTCGTGCAGAACGGTTCTAATGTGGATGCAGTGACTACCAAAATAGGATATGTGGTGACGCCCACCAGAGTTGAATACTACAATATGAGTGGTGCAGTACTTACATCAGGGGTGCGTATGGATGTCATAATCCCATTTAGTGTCTACCTAGATACAGATGAAGTTTTAATCCCTGAATCACTGAATAAAGAGTCGGGTGAGTTTGAAGATAGAGTGCTTAAAATCTTAGGCGTAATTCAGCCAGTGGATTTGAAGGATGATAACGCAGAAAAACAAGTAGCAAATGGCTGATTCAATAGCTTTACGAGACATAGAGGGTCTGACCACAGATTTCCTTCTCAAATATAAACGCCCACAAGAGGACTATATTTTATACCTCACACATGCGACAGATTGTTTGAGAGAGTTTATGACTTATGACTCTAGGCAGTTCAGAAGTGAGAAGGTAGCCGTTAGTTCACTCGGTATAGTGGAGATGCCAACGGACATGCTAGACTATGGGTTTAAGGACATTTGCGTGGCTAAGAACGGAGAGTGGTGGTCATTCACCGAGAGAGCCGATATGGTCAATACAACTACCACCACAGGAGGCGTAGAAGGACATGACGATACATTTGGAGAGGGAGTCGCACTAAAGGACAACGTAACAGATACTCTTGCCGCCAGAGGTGCAGTAAACGAGTACTACTACATGCTAGACTGGAAAGCAAGAAGGATATTCTGTGATGGTATAGTAAGCGATACAGTACTGTTGAAGTATGTTAGTTCAGGCATTAACTTAAGTGGGACTACCTATGTACCTATCATCTTAACTCCGGTTGTAGACACCTATTTGAAGTGGCAGGAATCCTTTTGGCTTACGGACAAGATAAGGGAGAGAGAGTCTTTGAAACAGGATTACACCAATGCCCGCCTACAGTTAAGAGGCTATCTGAATAAACTTACTACAAGTCAATTATACGATATTATTTGGGGGACTACGAATCAGTCCGCAAAGAGATAGGATATGAGCAATATAAAAAGCGAGATTAACTTCCCTAACAGTGGCCTTAATTATGATGACGCCTATGAGTATATGGGCGTTGGAGATAGTCAAGTAAGATGGCATATCCAGGTTAGCCACGATGGTTCTGTTGGTATCATAGAGAACATGAAGGGCAACCACCTCGCAAAGTACGAACTAAGCCTATCTAATGTTTACCGTGTAGGTGGAAGTACTTATGACAGACTTAATAGGTGTATTTATTTCTTTGTCTTCTCGCAACCTTTTGACACAACTTCGAGTGGAGATTACGAGTACGACAATAAGCTACTCAAGTTTAATGAGGACACAGAGACCATAGAACTTATTTTTGACGATCCAAAAAATTATTTCGGGATTAATCCTAACTACGTAGTTAAGGACTGCAACATACTTGGTGATTGGCTATTCTTTAATCCAAGAGTGAGCGAGCCAAAGATGATAGATGTAGTCATGGCAAAGAACTACACAGACTACTTAGATTATGATCCCCTCTCTACTTATGTACTAGGAAATAAAGTTAAGTACTTTGGCGGGTTATTCTCTGCAACGGGGAACGTAGCTATCAACCAAACACCATGTACAAACACATCTCTGTGGCATAGGGTTGGAGACTGCTATCAGGACTACTCGGACATTAACTTTGACAGTGAGTTCCGTTATGCGTTCAACACCATCAAGCATATACCTCTATATAGACCTATTTGTTCTTATGGGAGTGATACTTCGAGATCAGCAAACAACGTAGCACAGAAAGTATTTCAGTTTACCCATAGGTATAAGTACTTTGACGATAGCTATTCCAAGTTTTCAAACTACTCAGACGTAACCCTTCCTCAGAACTCAGAGGTGTATAACGGGGAGATAGTTGATGCTTCGATAACCAATAATTATATTAAGGTACAGATTCAACTCCACTCTCCGGCATTGATTAAAGAGGTAGAGATAGCTTTTAGGGAGGTTGGTATGGACTGGAAGCGGGCAAAGATCATCAACCGCCAAGAGCAATCAACACTAGACGATAGAGATTATACTTTTAACTTCTACAATACTGATTCTGCTTATGTAGTACTAGAGAAAGAACTCTTTGAAGAGCAGTTTGACTCAGTACCAAGATGGGCACAGGCACAAGAACTTATTAATAAGAATATTCTGACCTATGGCGGGGTTACAGAAGGATTCGATAATCTCGACAAAGATAAGATAGACGTTACCTTAACCCCTGAGTTAATTCCGATAACAGAAGAAGGCGTACAAGATACCGTTTTAAGAGATAATGTATTGAGTGGTGATGTTACGAGATCAATCATCCCCTTAGCAGATGGCTATAGTTATCAGACTGTGATAGACCTTGCACCTACCTTTATTGTGGGTGTTGTACTAGGAAATGAGTACTCGATAACACTTAATGGAACCAAATATAGTCATGTGCTTACAGTTTCCGATGTGGTTAGTGATGATGCACTCGCTAATGGCATAGCTACTTTTATCTACAACGTACTAGGGGCGGGATATCCAAACTTCTCAGTACAGGCTAGTGGAGCAACGGTGGTGATGACGCAGAACTACACCTATCTTCTTGTATCTGAGTCTATCTTCTACACTACAACAGGAGCGATATCGAACTCTTTAACTAAGTACAGGGGATTTAAGACAGGGGCATGGCATCCTATGTGTCTTTTTTACTATGATAAGGCACTGAGACGTTGCGATGCTCAGACCTCCAAAGAAAATATTGACGGTGCTGGCTATAGTATAAATGGTACTACTGTTTATATCCCTATGTTCAATGAACTATCTCCTTTAGCAGATACATCTGCCAAGTGGAATGTTAATTGGCAGATAGAACACGCACCTCCTGATTATGCTAAGTGGTGGAGATGGGGTTATGCGGGCAATGCACTATGCTCAGAGTTCGTTCAATATACCGTTAGTGCTGTTACGGGGGCTAGTCCATGGACGACCATAGACATTACTCCCCTACAAACACTTACAGCACCAACAGACGGATCATGGAATGAATATCCTCAGTCAAACATAAAGCCTTATCAGTGGACAAAGGGTGATAGAGTAAGATTTATTACCGAGTTAACAGCAGGGCCTCTCTTAGGTGATTTAGTTGATGGCGTCTATGACTATGAGATTGTAAAGCTAGACGAGGACACAAATAAACTCTATGTTCAATATTTTGATCCTGCAACAATAAACGTAGGCGCAAATACTATAGTAGAGATATACACTCCAAGGAAAACCGATGTCAAAACAATATATTACGAGTTTGGAGAATTATTTCCTATCATAGAAGACTCTGGTGGCAATCTCGTACATGGAGGTTCATCTCAGAATCAGGATTTGGACTTATCTCTGGCTGCTACAGGCACTTTCTCCAACGGGGACGTGTATCACATCATCCGAACACCATCGAAGCCCATAGCAACGACCACAGGGTTCTTTATGGAGTCACAATGGTACTCTGATTTCTTTGAGAGCGATATGTACGATCAGGGAAGACCTGGGGTAGAGACTGCCTTTAACCAAAGGACACTTAATATAATTAGATTCTCTAATCAGTACCTACAGAACACAGGCATAAACGGACTAACGACCTTTGAAGGCGATAACTATAAAGAGATAAACGACATTTACGGTTCTATACAGGCCATAATGGAAGTGGGTAACACGCTAAAGGTCTACATGGAGAAGAAAAGTGCTTCTATCCTTATAGGAAGACAAGAATATACCGATACCAATGGTCAATTAACAACAGCGTCAAGTGATAGGGTCTTAGGCTCTGTTCGTTATCCTGAAAATAACTTTGGTACACAGTGGATAGAATCAGTAACTAAGAATAATAAGTTCATTTACGGGTTTGATATCTTTAATGGAGTCCTTTGGCGGGATTCGTCCAATGGCATATTCCCTGTAAGTGGTAGGTTTGAAGATGCTTATGGCAATGGTGACTACAAGATGGAGACCTACTTCAGAGCCAAAGCAGAGGCACTTGCCCTATCGGGCAGAGCATATACCACTGTAATGACCGTGTGGGATGAAAGATACGACTGCCTATGGGTTATCTTCAGAGACCTTGTTAATGAGGAGAATGATGAGACCATAGCTTTCCATGAGCCAAGTAACAGGTGGATAACCTTTGCTGACTTCACTCAAACACCCGCAGATGGATATAACGTGATGTTAGAGTTGGACTATTGGGTGCTTTGGGGTTTCGAGAACGGCATAGGATTTAGTTTCGATGAAGATACAAGATTTGCCATATTCGACATAGAGACACCACCGGATGTTATAGCTTTCTCTGATGAGGTGGAGTTGACTTATGAGTTACTTGCGCCCACCATAGTTGTAGACTGCACAGTAGAGATGCCACTACTCACATTACAGATGAGTCAGTTTGGGCCAACGATAGACACGCCTTTTATTAGCTTATTACCTACGGCTCTTGCATGGAACGCTGACGAGTACGGATCGGCTTACGAAGAAATCATCACAGTTGATTGTAGCCCTATAAGTGCATATTACGTTTACACTCTTACTTATAATAGCGGAACAGGAGATAATACCCCACCATCAGGACTTGATGCACTCTATTTTTATGATAAGTCTAATGGTCAGCAAGTAGGAGCTAATACTGTCCTTTATGATGGGATGCAAATAGGCGTCTATCCTCTTACAAGACATATAGGGGCTTATGCTCAGTGTTACTTTATGGGATTTGCTTACGCAGGGTCTCCTAATAAGGCTGTCTCTCTAGAAAGAAATGCTTCTACAAGTAATCCTACGGTAAGGATTCAGTCTTTGGGAGGCGACAGTAATCCAAATAACGCACTCCAAGACGTAGCAGGTAATGGCACTTGTCTTCCTGGTTCAACACAAGTTGATATTAATTTCACTTGCGACCATAAAGATATCACTGACGCAACTGCCTTTATGGTGTTTGCTACCATAGAGATAAGAGATAGTCAGTACGGCACAGTGATTTCTACAGTTGGAAATAATGATGTAAGTACCAATGAAACAGTTATTACCCCGCTAACGATAAGCAACTTAGCAACAACAGTTCCTTCGGGCTATTGGGTCTATGTCTATTTATCTGCTTACAGAACAGGTGTAACACCACCGACTAATGTAACTGCACTGCCAAGTCTCTTAAACTTAACTTATACTTTACTGCCTCCAACGATATTAGTTACTTATGCTTATCCTAGTACTCCGGCAGAGACGTGGTTAGCATCTCAGTTTGGAGCAGCTAATGACAGACCATTTACAGTCGATACGGGAGCGTCTTCACAGTGTAGAGTAGTTTCATTTCCATCGTGGATAACAATACTTGATAGCGGTGGAAACGATTTGACCAGAGGTCATTATATTGTCAATGGCGAGACATGTGCTTTATACCCTACAGCAGAGAACTTAGGGGCTGAATTATCAGGCACACCGATAGTCTTTCTGAATGAGTATGGAGATACCTTTAGTATGAACGTGACACACCAAGCCGTTCCTGCGGTAGTTCCACCAACGCTCACTATAAGCACAAGTGATATCACAGGACTAGATTGGCACATAGGAAGGTACAGGGTTGGAGTTGTGCTTGATGCTACTAACATAATCAACCTCACAGCTACTTTTGACATCGCCACCCAAAGTTCAGGTACTTACTTTACATGCTATTGGAGAGCTATCGTAAATGGGGTTTACAAAGGAAATGGTAACTTTACAGCGAGAAATGCTTTTGGCGTCGTTGATAATCTAGGGGACTATGAGGTTCAGACAGCATTAGCATTGACTCCTGGTACAGTTTTAGATGTAGCAGACGTAATAACAATATATTTTGCAGGTAATTCAATTTAATACAATAAGAAATGGCAAGTGTAATTCCAAGAGAGGTTAAAAAAGAACAGGTTGACGCATGGTTAGCTGAGACATGGAAGGTTGGTCTGTTGAAGAATACCTTTGTGGGTCAATATGTAGCAGGCACTCACGTTAACTGGACTGACGTATCTGCTTTTGAGATAGCCGCAAGTGGGTCGTATGTGGCAGGAGGGGCAACGCTTACTCGCTACGCATGGGGTGTAGAGTCCACAGGATATACGGGAACTGACGCAGCTATAGATGCAGTGAATAGTGCGTTCACTACCATAACAGCGACAGCAAGGTTTGTTGTGGTTTATAATGCAGTAGCTCCATTTAAAATCAGGGCTATCTACGAACTTCCTGCTGATTATCCAGTTACAGGAGGTACTTTTACTATTCAGTGGAACGCAAGCGGACTTATTAAGGTATCACAGGCTTAATCTTTTTTTATGAAGAAGGCTAACTGCTTCAGATCGAGCAACTTTTGGATGTCGGATGGCGATGAGTTGCACATACTTATTGAAGAAATAAGTGGTGTAACCGCAACCTTCACACTTAACACCGAGTATGCGGATCGCACAACAAATCAGTTTGATGCGCCTGACCCGCCTATAGCTATAAGTGCATCAGATATAACCTCTAGCGGGTTTACAGCTAACTGGAATTATAGTGAGAACGCACTAGGCTATTACTTAGATGTTGCAGAAGACAGTGCCTTTACTTCAATGGTAGTAGGATATGATAACTTAAATGTAGGATTTGTAAATGAGTATGGCGTTAGCGGGCTTGACGATGCCATCACTTACTACTAC